TGCAAGTCATGAATAACAACCTTTTGTTTACTTCCCTTGGGCTCATTAAAAAACACAACATGCCGTCCTTCCGTATGTAAACCTAAATTACCTGACAACTCGGTAAGACCACTTATTAATACCCGTATTTGATATATTTTATTCTCAATTGTGTAATGATCAGTAGATGTATCTATCACATTTCCGGAATAAATTTTTCCATTCGCTCCGATATAATCCACTTCATGATTACTTAAAATTGATTTTACGCGATCTTTGGGAACCCGGTACCTGATATCTACCCGCTCAGACACTCTGGATGCTCTTAACTTTTCTTCAACTTTTTTTCTAAATGTTACCGGCTCCTTTTCCTTAAAACCGTAATTTTTATCAACTAACAGTTTAAAGAGAGATTCAAAATCTTCATGTTTAAAGTCACCAATATTTTCTGCCGGTTTAGAATAAAGTATCAAATTGTTGCTGTAACGATTTAGATAATCAAAATAGCTGTTTGTAAATGGATTTACATCGAATGCTTCTTTTTGGTTTTTATCCTCCGATAAGCTATCCACCTTTTTTTTTACATTTTTGAGTAGCTTTTCAACAGATTCAACTGCTTCACTATCAATTATTTTTGAGGCTACTTTTAACTTGTCACCAGAATAATCAAACAGTAGTTTTCGGTCTGCATTTAAAAGCATTCCTACTGCTATTTTTTCATCTGAAATAGATTCTGACTTTAAATATAAGACGCTATAAAAGGGTTTCATGGATTTTCCCGTAAGTATTTAATGTAATCCGTAATCTGATTTTTTATTTCTTTTAATCTTTCAACTGATGTTAAAAATCTCAGTATATAATCTGTTGTTGCATTATTACTATCCCACGATTCTGGATATGTTTGGTTAATACAGACCCATTCACCACAATTACGGGATGTGAACAACCGTGCTACTTGAACTCTTGGTGAGATTCGAACTCACATTGATACGACTTAGAAGGTCGTTGCCTATCCATTCGGCCACAAGAGCGTGTTTCATTATTTCAAAATATCTGTGATATTACAGATAATTCAGAATATCTGTTAATTAGTAGATATTCCCTAATACTAATAACGTTCAGGGCGGGAGCCCTTGCCTCCCTGTTGATTAAAAAACCAATTAACCCCGACAGCGGAAGATGAGGGAATTGAACCCCCGTAGGCTTTTATACCTAGCTTCGGCTTAGCAAGCCGCCACATTACCACTCTGTCAATCTTCCATATTTAGTGAGGAGAAAGTGGGACTCGAACCCACAACGGCACTTTCGTACCGCTACTTGTTTTCAAGACAAGCCCCTCATCCAGCCGGATCTTCTCCAATAATTGCCGATTGCATCTTTCCATTTAGAATATACCCCCTAATAGGAGGCAATAGGAATCGAACCTATATCTCATTCGGAATTGTGTACCAAGAGCGGGTCTCGAACCCGCAACATTCAGATTTTAAGTCTGACGCCTCTTCCTGTTGGGCTACCTTGGCATTTTAATTATTGTACCGCATAGGGGATTTGAACCCACTATTCTTCGCCTTGAAAGGGCGACGTCTTAACCAATTCGACGTGGATTATCTGTCGGATTCCAACCGAATTTCCCCCCTTTGTAGGGGGATTCTAACCAATTTCCCATTTTCGTCTTCGATTAAATATGTAAAATCACCATCTTCAGTTATATGTACTGTTACATTTTCATACATACCACCATATGATAAAAACCTTACAATTTCCTCACGTGATTCACCAAATTCTTCCATGAAAAATTCAATTAGTTTCTCATTCATATCTTTATTAATTAAGTTATCATTAAATATTTATATAAATGTAATAACTATTCGAATTGATGTCAAGTTTTATTTTTGTCGAAGATGTCAGATTTGAACTGCGCCCTATCGTCCCAAACGATATGTGCTACCGGATTACACCACACCCTCGATATACGCTTTTTACTGACTTCACTAGAGTCACCCATTCACATGGGAGGTTATTTCAACGTCAACCTTTTTGTCTAGGTGGTGGGATTTGAACCCACGAAATGACACCCTTTGCGCCACTTATCCGATTCCAAGTCGGACGAGGATAGCCTGACTCCTCCACACCTAGTTAATAATCAAATCGGGAGTCGATACCCGAATTTCCCAGCCCTAATGGCCGGGTGCCCTTCTATTAGACGATTTGATTGTGCTACGGGTAGGAATCGAACCTACAAGCCCTTTCGGGAACGGCTTTACAGACCGCGGAGCCCACCACCTACTCAACCGTAGCATATATGAGGAAGAAGGGATAACTTTCCAATACCTTCAATTATGATCACAGTAACGATCAACCTTCAGTTTCTTTTAATGATTTAGATAACCAGTCTTTGCTTCCAAATATCTTTCACCAGCTTCCTTTGTCATTTTTTCATCATTTGATACTTCCAATGTTTGTCCGTCTTCACTTTTGTAAACCCATTTTGTTTCAGTATCCCATTCACTTCCAGTCGAATGTGTGAACTCAAATAATTTTCGGGTTCCTCTCCTTTTTGGTGATACTACTGTATAAGAGGTATCAAACGGTACATCTCGTTCACTCATACGGATTACATTTTCGGCCTTATCAAATTCAAATTTTGTACTACTTAAATAAATAAATCTCATTTTTAAAATAAGTTAGATTAATGTTTTCATTAACTCCATAAATTTACAAATTTATTTTATTAATGTCAACTCTTATTTTAAAAAAGTAAAAAGTTGGAGAGGAGGGACTCGAACCCCCACAGAGATTTCTCTCGCAGATTCAAAGCCTGCTGTCCTGCCAATTAGACGACTCTCCAATAGATACTACACAAAATGTCAATGAACAAAAAAAAGGGAACCTAAATTAATAAGTTCCCTTCGTTATATCTTTAAAAATCTTGATACTTTTACTTCATACAAAGGGAATTTATACACACCTGCTCCAATCTCGAATATCTCGGGAGGCGGGGTTGTAAACTATATGTATGTTGTAATCGTTTCATCATTATGTATAAATATAAGAAATTTATTTTTTAATATCAAATAATTTCTTTTTTTTTTAATTTTCTGTTTTTGTATTGATTATTACTTAATATACTAATTAAAATTATCAATGTCAAGTTTTTAATTTAATATATTTCATCCAACTATACCATTTTCTATTTTCTAAATAACCGACTTTACGTTCATTAGTATACGCTTCCCGTTCAAATGAAATGTTATAATATGCAAGTGATGGGTTCCTGTACTGTATTAATCTGAACAGGAATTCTACTAAATACAAAATGTAAAATGGAATCACCAATAATTCTCTTTGTTGTTTAATATGGATTAATTCATGGTTTAATTGCCGTTCGTTCAGACCATTTGGATGTGCGAAAATGAAAGGATATATAACAATCCCATTAAATTTTTTGGGTGGTAATAATTTAAAATTTTTGATTATTTTATAATACATTGGTTGTTTAATTATTTAATTCTTCTAATCCATTCCATAATACGTTTTTGAATTGATTCATCAATGGGAGTAATATCCCCATATCTGTAGAAATGGTTTACTTTCAGTTTTTTCTTATATATATCAATCAGATCTTTTTCAGATAAAATTGATTCTTCCTGTAATAATTCAATGACACCTAATAAATCATTCACTTCATTATTTAATCGTTGAACATTTGATAATGTGTCCACTGAATTTGGATTGTGTAATGATTCTTTATCACCAATCCCAAATCGTAAACATTTACTACATTCCTTTTGGATTTCTGCACATTCTTCCATTAATGTAATTAACAAATAATCAACTTTATTCATTTCACATTCTGTCATTTTATTTGATTTCGTTCTAATATCAATAGTACACTTCGATCTTCTCTCATCAATTCATATTTTTTGCCATCCAATCGTACAACATCGTTAGTACCTTCTTGCATTAATACAATATCTTCACTTTGAACGTTTATTTTATTCTCCTTTCGTTCAGTAGGAAAAGAAGAAACTTTTACCACTCTTCCCTTTCGAAGTTTACTTACCGTCGATACGATTATTCCTGTTTTGGAAGTGTTTTCCTTTTCTAACATCTCTACTAATATTGTACCTGGTAATAATACTACTTTTTCTAATTCTGTCTGTTCCATATTTTATTTGGTTTCTTGTTTTATAAATTCAATTAATTGATCTGATACCTTTTCTCCTTTTGTAATTTCCAATTCAAGTTTATGATTTTCAAAAAATGCCCCTTTCATTACTTTATTGGAAATGGATACTGATTGTATATCAGGTTGGTATGATATTAAAAAATCATCATTAGATATATTCAACTCAAATTTACCATCATCAGTATCTTCCACTTGAATTTTTACATTCAATTCATTTTTTTTAATAAACTTGTCTATTGGTATTTTTATTAATTTTAATATTCTATAATCTTTCATTTGTCTCCTTTAATTAAATATTCAACGGGATCAATATATTCAATTGGTATCCCCATTTCTTTTGCTATCGCAATTTCTGCTGTTACACCTATACTTTCTTCCCAACCATCTACAGTTAATACAATTAATTTTTTAGATACTGATAAATACGCTTCATCATGTTGTTTCCAATACTCCCAATCTCCCGGCAATTCAGCTACCAAATGTATAGGATGTGAATGAGTGATAGGAGAAAATACTGCAACAACTCCTTCTTTCATCAATCTACCGGTAAATTCAGTAACGATATTATATCTCCATTCACTAATATCAGGATCTGGATGTATATACGGTATTGCTATATAAATTAATTTTCTCATCCGAATAATATTCCCCCAATATCTTTTTTATTTAATTCTTCTCGTTCAGCCAATTCCATATCCCGTTCAAACTCTATCATAATTTGTGCTATTGTTTTATTTAATATTTCATCATCACCTTTAAGTGACCAATCCCTAATACCCTTCAGATCATATAACCTTCCTATATATTCTGCAATATTCATCATATCAGTTCGATCATACAAATCTTGTCGTTCTTCTTCCAATTCTTTAATTCTTCGTTGGGTAGATTCTAACGAAAATTGTAACATTTTAAATGATGAAAGTATTTCCTTTCTACCTTCTTCCGTTTCAAAAAGGGATTCCTCAAAAGGTCTCATTTTTAATGCAGATGTAATATCTCTTATTAATTGTTTATGTTCATTCATATTATTCTATTTTTGAAATTACTATTCCCTTACTCTCACCATCATCTTCACAAATATCTACAGTTTCTACTTTTAACTCAGTTTTAAATGTCCACTCCAGTTCTTCTAATATTTCATTAGGGATTTCTACAAAAAACTCGTTCTTAGTCAATTTTACAGTTGTTTTCATGGTAATTCTTCAATTAACATTACAATTACAAAAGTAATACCTATTAAAATTAAACATGGAACCCATGATATAACAAATAAAAATAAATACCACCAATTACCTGTTATAAATATTGCCATAAATGGTGATAATAAAGATAATACACTCAATACCATCCCAATGATTGATACTATTCCACTAATTACTGTTCTCATAATTTATAATTCTATTTTTATATTATTTATTGTTTGCACTCTTCCTGTGTTTTGGTGAACATTCCATTTCTTACATCGTATAATAATTGTAATGCTATTTCTGTATTATCAATACCAACTACTTTCTGAAATTTATTTAGATCATATTCAATTGCGTATTTTCTTGCATCCGTCGAACGCTCATCAGGTGAATTCGATTCTACAAAATCAATAGTATTAAAATTATAAAAACCATGTTTGTTTTCTTTGTTGTTATACTCTATTAGAGCTGGTTTCATATAAGTTAAGTCTTCATTACCTGCCACAAATGTAACATTGGTATATCCCATATTATATAAAAACGTAGCCGCTTCTAAATAAGTTCGAACATCCTCATCTTCTATAACATCGCCTATCAAATTTGGGTGTATCTTATACAGCCATTTTAATTTTAATTTATATGATAACGGATTCCTCTTTGCATCTTCACTTTTCGATGTGAAGATTTTATAATCTCCTTTTTCGGTTTTACTATTCTCAATCACAGTATCAAACAAAACACTATGTCCTTTGTTTGGTGGATTGAATCTACCGAAAGTAAACGTTACGTGAGTTTTTATATTATCCAAATCGTTCTTTATCAGTTAGGATTTTAAAGTCAGGCGAAATTATTTTAATAATTCTACCATCTTTCATTTCTTTTACTACTCCTTCATATGCAATTTCGTTTCCAATATACTGCCTTATACCAAGTTCTTGAAGTGTATTATCATTATGTAAAATATAATCATATATGTTCAATTTTATATTTCTTAATAAGTTATACACGATCCAAAACATAGCCCATGGTTTGGTGTTATGCAACTCTAATATTTTAATTCTTTTATTTACTGATAATTGAATTGAATTCATCCAATCTTTAAATTTAATATCCCCTTTTTGATTTCTTGTTGCAACAGAGAATCTATACAATAACTGTTTCAGTGTAGTAAATCCTTTCTCTGAAAAATTGCTTATTTTATCTATGTTATCCGATATCATTTTCACGTAATCAATATATGCATACTCAATTGCGGTATCTACTGGCAGTCCGTGTATATTAAACGATATTGAATCCAATGTTGGATGTTGTGTGTTCAACACTATCAATTCATCAGTAGTGTTCCAATATTCAATTATGAAATCTTCTACTGGGTAAATATTTCCAATGGTTTTAGTACCAAATTCATCAAATTTACCATGCACAACTACAAACACTTCTGCTGTTTGTATTCTTCCATTAAATGCACTTTCATCAAATTTAAATGTAATTACATTTGGTGTTACTGATAGAGAAGAATCTAATTTTTCAGAGAAAATAATTTCACCATTCAGATAACCTCTAAAATCATCTGGAGTATTTCGTTCTAAAATATCCCACAACTTAGCGTAAGTATCTGCAAATTGGATTCGGAATTGTAAGAATTCATCCTCATTTTGATTATTTCGTCTTCTGCCTGTATGGAGTAATTCATCTATCAAACCGTTTTTGTTTAACCGAATTCCTTTCACCCATTGAGTTTTAGGTGAAAGTATAAATTCTCCTTTATCATTTCTTCCCCAATAAATAGATCCAGAACCATCCCATTTAAAATCTAATGTGGAAGGATTGGTTATCAGTTCCTGTATTTCTTCTAATACAGCGATAACACCGTGTGCCCCTTCTTCTATGATAAAATCTTCTAAATGTTGGTATTCTCTACCTATTCGTTTACTCATTTTCTATATACGTTTGAACTAATACATCCCTTTGTTTTGGGTGTCGTTCCATTGCGATTAAAAATTTACTTATTGAACTTAAATCATCTGCTGTTGCTTGTTCATCTATTAGAATCTTAGCAATGCCATCTTTAGTATCAGCAATTACTTCTCTATTCTCTCTATTCAGTATTCCGATATAAGGCGACATCATCATATTTCGTTCATCGGTTGATCTCATATTCGTTAAATCTGCCCACATTTTATGTAAAGTACCACCTTTCATTTCTGGGTCATCACTGTAATCATGTTGATGGAGAGGTGCGGCTTTTTCTGCGTTTTTTACAACCATTATATCAATCTGTACAATATCACCATTTTCGTTTTGTGGGATTCCAACATGAACGGATACACCACTACGTTTAGATACATATTCCAACTTTTCAAAATATTTTGATAATGATATTTTTGATTCTTTAGCAGATATAGAATGAAAATAATTTAATAATTCTTCTTCATCAATTAAAATATCAATATCAGATGATTCAGTCTTTTGTCCCGCTGAACCAATAACCCAAAACTGAAACGGTAGTATAGTTTCTAATTTTGTTAGTACATTAGATACATTAGCCAATTTGATTGATTTTGCATCTGGAATAATATTTCCACCCATAGATGTTTTGTTTTACATTATCATTTCTTTGCTACAGTATAACAAATTTTTCATATAATGTCAATTTTTATCGGAAATAAAAGCTCTTCTATACATAACATCGGAAATAAAAGCTCCCCTATACATAACACCTGTAAACGGTACGAGTGTAGTAGGGTCGTGTATTACTGAAGTTATATAAATTGAGTGTAATACCAAATGGTAAGGCTCCCATTGTTTTTAAAAAGTCTGTTCGTTTCATAGTTTAATGATTTAATTTAAAGTATTGTTTGATATAAACTCTATTGTATAATCTTCAAACAAGTTTTGATCTATAAAAAATTGTTGGTCGGTAGATAGATCACTTTGATGGTTGGGTTTTATCATACAACTTTCGGCATCCGGTCTGGACTTGAACAGTCCTGGATAATAATTACTACCGACTCTTACCACATATTTAGATTCATTGATAATACCAATATCACTTAAATGTTTATATAAAATTGGATTTAAATATGGATTGAGAATCTTATCAAGATTTCCAATATTATTATTGTAGTATTCATTCAATTGATTGTGTAATGTATATTTCATAATGTTAAATGTGGTTTCGCCTCTACTTGCCCAGCGTTTGTTATTTTAGTAAATTTAGCTTTTAAAAAGAAATCATCAATCGAAAATGCACCTGAATAAGAAAGAGCCGAACGTAACCCATCATTTAATCCCTTTATCACATACTTCACTCCACCTTTATATGGTACAGTCGTAGATTCACCTTCTATATTTCTTTGTTCTTGATTATTACTTATTTTAGTTTCCAATGATGCAGATCCTCTATATCGTTTGAAGAGAGTTCCATTTTTTGTTATGACTGGCGCAGGTGTTTCTTGTGTTCCAGCAAACATAGAACCTAACATTACGGATGATGCTCCAATTGCAAGTGCTTTAGCAATATCACCCGCGTAACGGATTCCACCATCTGCGATAACTGGTACAGTTGATCTTTCTACTACATCCATAATAGATGTAACGGATGGTACACCATGAGCCGTTTCAATGCGAGTAGAGCATAATGAACCGTTTCCAACATTGGCGCGTATTCCATCTACGCCCCAATTGCATAAATCTTCACTCGCTTCTTTCGTTGCTATATTCCCTGCTATAATATCAAACTTCAGTGAAGATGCTTCACGAAATCTAATCAATTTCTCTATCATTCTTTTCACATTTAAATGATGCCCATGTGCTACATCAATTAAAATTACATTAGCTCCAGTTCTTATTAACTGGGATGCATTACTCAGTTGATAATCACCTACACCAATTGAAGCAATAATTGGAATTTCTAGATCACCCCAAAGTTCTCTAATATGGATTTCATCGGTAGCTCTTTTCAGTTTCAAAATAATATCACACTGATCGTTGATATGCATAAAACGATGTAAACATCCAGCTCCACCTAACTTCATTAAAGAATAACACATATCATATTCTGAAATTGTATCCATCGGCGCAGATAAAAACGGAATCTTCAGTTTAAAATTAGTAGTTAATTGTGTAGATAAATCTACATCCGTTCTACTCAATACTGTACTATATTGTGGTATAATTTGTATGTCATCATACGTTAAACTTTCAATAAATTCTCCCATATTAATAATTTGGTACTAATTTCAATACAATTTCTTTCGTATCTTCTTTTGATTTTAACTCATCAATTCCCAAAATTTTATACTTCATTTTTTCAAAGTAAAAACTACCACCTACATTGAAAAAAGGCCCGCCATTAAAAGCAAATACAACTGTGTTACCAATTCTATTTTTCTTTCTACGAGTGGATTTAGAATCTCCTAATACTCTTACCTTTTCAAAGTTCACACGTACAAGTGCTCTCTCTTCATTTAATTTATTTGTAATAATTTCCATAATGATTTATTATAACTCGTTAAGTTTTAGTGCTTCATCCATTGCAAATTTCTCTCCAACGTGTTGGATGGTTTTGACATGTCTTGCGTTTGGGTTATCTTTATATCTATTTTTTTTATCTCCCGATTTTGTGGTATATTCTTCCACAAAAATTCTGGATGGTTCGCTCATTATATGTTGTACTCTTGAATCTGCTATCTTTCTACTCATTTATCTTTTTGTTTTTCGTTAAAAGAATCGTCAGTGATTCGTTTTATTTGTTTACTATTCAAAATTTGTTTACTCTTTTGTTTTTCTTCTGGTATCTTATAATTCTCTACCAGCCGTTCTAACCATTTATCTGTTTGTTTCATATCTTCATTATATCTGTAGTTCCTTTATTTAATATACAAAAATTTGTATTAAATGTCAATTAATAAAAAATGGTAACAGGACTATCAATCCCATTACCATAGCTCTAACCCAAAAAATAATCTATTTTAAGTGAATGGATCTTCTAAATCATCGTTAAAGAGTTTATCAGCATTTTCATCTGAAATGTACTTCTGAATCAATTGTTTAATGTATACTCGTTCTGATTCATTACCACCATCAGTGGAAAAGAATGGGTAAATTGCAATTTCTGCAGATTCAACTAATGAAAACCCATCGTAAATCAAACTAGCGGCTTCGATAGTTGTTCTGGTGGATATCATTGCGGATAGTGTACCCGTATCGGATTTCCAAACATCACGTGTATGTTGTGCAATTTCTGCAATTGCCATTAGATCATCATCTTTTACTTCAGGAAATAATCTATTAAGTAATTTGAATTCTTGTTCACTATTCAGAATATCCATTTCAATAGTAACGAATCTATCTAAAATAGCTCTATCCAAAACTCGCGTAGATGTATATTCATTTCCAATATTAGCGGTAGCGATAAACGTAACACCATCAGCAACTTCCACCGTTGGAGAGCCAGGTGCCTCATCTAATCTTAAATACCGTTGCCCATCATCCAATACTGGCATTAGAATATTCCAAGCATCAGGGTGAGCTCTTGTCAACTCATCTAACAAAATTATGTTATTTGGGATTTGAATAGCTTTTACAAATGAAGATTGTGCGAATAGAGTACCTTTCGTTTTATCAAAATGAGTATTTCCGATTAACGTAGCCCTTGCATCCTGTGTGGAACCTAAGTTAATAACATAACCAACTCTTTTCATCGCCTTCATCACAGCTTTTGCCGCCACTGTTTTTCCTGTACCAGATGGACCAGTCATCATTATATTTTTTGCCCTTAGTGCTGAACGGATTAGGTACTTCCATTTCAAATCAGTTATTACCAATAATTCCGGCTTCAATTCACTTGCCCTATTGTGAATAAAATCGGTTATCTCATCGCGAGTTGGTTGATTTGATTCAGATTGCTCTGGTTGCTCCACATCTCCATCCAGATTCACTGTATTCATAGGAATAACTCTTGATGTGAACTCTTCCATTGGAACTTGTCTGAATTGAATTTTACCATCTTCAGTTATATATTTATTCAATGCATTTTGGTTGTTATATGCATTCTTTCTCGTAATAGTATTAATTCCGTTAGTTCCTAACATTACATTATCAGTATCCATTACTTTATAATGGGAACCTACTTTAACTACTTTAAACACTTCATTAGTGTATCCGCTATTATCTTTTTCACTCATTGTATTAGGTTGGGTTTTGAGTTTTAATTACTTTTATAATGTATGAAGTTTAATTAACAAAGTCAAATTATTTTTCTAATAATACTTTATTAATCGTTCTTGCAACTTCATTCATATTTTGAACATTTATTATTTTACTATCTTTACCATATGAATTGTAAAACGAATCTCTTATTTCTGTGTAATTTTTGTGATCAGGAGATAACCTAGTAACAAAAAATGATATTACCTTTATACCTTTCTCTTTCATTTTTTTTACTTGTGCTAATGTGTGAGATTGTGCATTAATTCCTGAATAATCAATACCCAAACGCCGGTTTGAATATTCCGGCATTCCATCTGAAATGTTTAAGAAGATCGAATCTAAATTATTAGATGATGTAAGTAATTCATCTGATATTGCCTCAAATGTCAGCCCCTCAGGAGTGTAAGCACAAGGGGCAATTTGAGGAAAAAGTGATCTTACTTTATTAAAAGAATCTTTTCTAGAATCATATATTATTGCAATCAGTGGTAGTCCGTTATTCGTTCCTCTAATTGAAATTTGAACTTCTACATTAGATATCATATCAACAGCTGTAGCAATTGCGGTTGCTAGTGTTAAAGATTCATTCCACTTTGCCCCGTACATTGAGGATGATGCGTCCAATGAAAAATGTAAATTAACTGTATTGTACACGTCTACATCTTTATAGTAAAATACATTTTCGGAACCATATCCTAAAGAATGAATCAATCGTTTATCAATTTTTCCCTTTCGTTGCCTTGAAAATACAGTTTCACGTTGTTCACTTCTTACTTGAAGTTTTTTACCTAATATCCGACCAAGTCTGATTCCTTTTTCTACTTCATCGTCATATGTGGCACGGGTCTTAAAAGGAAATGTGGCTGAATCTAATACCCTTTGATTAAAGTTTTTTATCACTACAACATCTATTCCCTTACCTGCGTTGAAATATGGATTATCCTTAGCAACTGTTTCAATTTCCGCCTGGGAGTTTTCCATCTCTTTCATCTGTTCTACTTCTGAATTACTTAATGGGACTTTTTTAGTTTCACCGTTTATGAATTCTTTTTGTTTCTCAATCAACTCATCAGTTTTCTCTTGTGTATCTTTATCAATTGATGGTTTTTTATCAGCTTCTTCATTTGATTTTTCAGTGGATTTATCGGAATTATGTTCATCATTATTTTCCTCAGATGGCTCTTCACCTTGCCCCTTACCATTAGATGAATTACTTTCTTCTTCGTCAGAAGTTGAATTTGGCTCACTACCACCATCAGAATCTTCAGTTTCATCAGAAGAAGTTGATGTATTGGAACTTTGATTAGAATTTGATTCCATTCCCTCTTCAGTTACTTCATCATCATTACCTGATTCTGGTTCACCGTTATCATTTTCTGGGGGGTTTGGTTGTTGAGGCATTTCCACTTCTTCTAAATGGTTAAGAATAATTTCAAATACATCTATTGCCACTTCTAATGCTTGAGCAGAATTGTTTAAACGATCTATATTTTTCAAATCTACAGTTTTGTATATCTCCGGTAATCCCTTTAAAGCATCTAATTGGGTAAATTTGGAATGTAAATTAATTAGTCGGAATTCATACGATTCGCACGTTTCAGTTGTATGGTACGAACTTTGTAATACATCATCAATAGTAGGAGAATTAAAATACTTATCATATAATGCGTAATAGTATCCCCTATATCCTGGTGCCCTATCGAAAATATATCTATCAATTCGTCTATCTTCCACATAATTCAAAATCAATGCCAATGAAGATAAACAGTTTACATTCACTTTTGATGCTCTTGCAGCTAAAGAGTGGTATTTATTTTGATCTTCTAGAATGGTTTTCAAATTTGGTTTGATATCAAAATCTGAAAGTAGAATATGTGATGCCTCATGTAGTGCCAATCCACACGCAACGTCAAATTCCTTTGGATCTTCTAGGTTGGCTGATATGATGACTATTTTTGAATCCGTCATCGAATTTCCATTTGTATGGAATTTAACAGGAATATTTTTGCCTGTTAAAATAGATACAAAATTGGATATTGCCTTTTTAGATGAGCTTAATTTATATAAATTGTACGAGGACGTGGATTGTCTTCTATTTAAATCGGAAAGAATAGCTCTATCATTTGTGCGATCCATCCAAAACGAAGAGTGTCCGTATTTACCAAAAATGTTCATTGAGTTAGATTAATTAGAGTTTTCAATTAACTACTATAATGTAATGTACATTACTACAAATGTCAAGGGTTATTTTTGTTCCACTCAGTTTCTCCTATTTCTAGATATCGTTCCCAATAATCAGGAAATGCTTCTTTAATTCGTAACGTGTTCCGATGATCGGCTCTCATTAATGCATATCCAAGTGATGAAACAAATCCACCACCATATTTTTGCATTGCAGTATATACGTAATATTTTTCATATTCCATTCTCTGTATATTTACTAATGTATTCATATTTTTTGTGATTCTGGTATTCGTTCATAACACCAATTAAATCCATTAATAAATTTTAATAATTCATTAGCTTTTCTTTTCGAAAGAGGAAATGGATTTCCCTTTTTATCATCAGTTGCATCTTTTACTAATTCGTAATATTCTGCGACATTTTCTAAGTATCTAATTGCGTCCACTAAATTTTCAGTAGTTCCATCTACAAAAAATCTATGGTCGGAATTGAAGCCGCTTCTATCTACGTATGGTATGTTTGGTTTACTCATATTTATTATTATTTAGATTGTTAAAAAGGTAAATCAAGTGCCACGTACTTATAATGCTCCTCTGGAACACCAAGTTCTATCATCTTTTCAAAAATATCAATTCGAGATGTTGTAAGATTATCCAAATCAACGGATACTTTCTCCGAACCATCTTCCGTGGGGTCGAATTGTTGAACAAAATAACCACAGATGTGGTCAAATCCATATGCTATCTCAGTACCATCTTCTTTATTTATTGTGAATCTAGACATTTAATTAGATTTTAGGATTTATAATTGATTTGTAATGTAATAAATATTTTAATCAATGTCAAATCTAATTAAACTTTCTCAACAATATATTTAAATGGATTGGATTTTGGAATTCTATAAACAGCTCCATTTGTTGTTCTTGCCACCAATTGAGTTCCGTTAAAAAATCCAAGAGTTGCGGAACACTCATTACATAGTTTTACTGAAACTCCTTCTCTCAGTTTCAGATCAAACAGAGATGGATTGTAATTATGTGTAATCGAAAATCTATCTTTGTAAATAGATTTTATGTCAAATGGAATTTCATTTTCTTTAAGAAAGTTAAGAAAATACCCAGCATCATCATCTTCTTCAAGATAAAGAGTGGTTTCATCATGCCCCGAAGATTTGCTTATCTCATTTGGGTCAGCACCTACTTTAAGAAATGTTGATTTTGGTACTCGTAGGTAACCGTGTCCTGGTGTGCTATAAAAGGAAAGTTTCATTATTAGGTTTGTTTGGTTAGTGTTAACTCATTACACTAATAATATAGTTCTTTATTTGAACAATGTCAAGTCCAATATGTAACTTTTAATCAATTTCTTCTGGATCAATGAATCTTCCAGTATCACTAAGGGTATAGTATAAATCAGTTAAATATTCAATAGTATTTTCTATAGAATCCCAATCTTCATTCTCTACCGCGTACTCTAAATCATTAATGACCTTTGATAGTTCTTTTGTAATCATAATTCGTTATTTTCTAATAAGTATATACTTTATTATTATTCCACTAAAAATTAATATTTTTGTTCCTTTAAATATCTCTCGTATTGTTCAAACTTATAAGATGGATTGGATGTTTTGAAATCTTTCTTTCTCATTATTGTTTTTGCTACTAACTTATTTCCAATCCGAACAAATGGAATGTTTAACTGATACCTATTATGTTTAACTACAAAATCTTTATATTTTGCTATAAAATCTAAGAACTTTTGTTTATGTGTTGCTAATCTTTTGAAAAATGAGATCAACTCTGAAAATGAAATTGGTTTGCCGTTTCTTGGATCTGTCACTCTATCCAAAAAGTGATGAGTAAATGCAATATCAACAGGAGCCAACTGATTATCTGCGTATTTTTCTACTCTATCTAAATCCGATTTTGGTATCTCTGTTATAATTCTCATTTAATTAAGTTTCTGTTTTTTAATTCTCTGGCAGTGTTCACCCATTTTTTACCTATAGGATTCTTCAACGGTTCACTCATAAACCTATTAATTTCTTTTTGAATTTTGGTTGGCGGTGGACCGTATTTTGTATTGTCCACAATGGTAAATGAGTTACTACCAAATAAACCTTGAAACTTACCCATGTTTTGTTGTACATCTTTCCACGTAGATCTTACTAAACTCTCTGGCAGTACTCTATCCCTATCTTCGTTACGTTCTAATGCAACTTCTAATGATGTATTTACAAATAACATGTAGGTATCATATCCCATCTCATCTGCTCTATCTTTTTGTTTCTTGATTTTATTATAATCCTTCCCAGTTCCATCTATAATTAATCCAAGTCTACCTGCCTCATAAAAGTTTTGTTGTTTACGTGTCAAATCTTTTGCTCTGGTTCGAATGGAATTTTTACCATTTGATATCGTATCCCATAAATCAGGATCATTTTTTTCAATATTGGCTAGCTCTTTGGGATCAATACCATATTTTTTCAATTCTCTTTCGTATGCCGTATCAGAGTTTACCGATTTTAATCCACTATGAGAAAATGACATTACATATTCTTTATCTTTGTTTTTTTTATCTTTCTTTTTAGCAATACCGAATAGTACACTTGCCATATGAGATTTACCCGATCCTGGGCCTCCTGCTAGAAATACACATTTTAATATTCCTGGATCATCTACACCTTCAATGATAAGTTTTAGAATGGATTCGGTTTTGAGTTGTTTTAATTCTTCACTCAATAAAGATAATTCTTCGTTTATTGTATGTGGTAATATAATTTTCATATTTATTAATAATTTATTTATATCTATAAATATAAGAAATTAAATTAAAACGAATTTAATCTTCACCGTATAATGAGAATCGTTTGATAGGCTTTTCTACAACTACTTCTTCCGTTAGAACTACTTCCACAGTTCCCTTTCTGGCAGATAAATAAAAATCAGTGTTGCCAGTTTTTTGGTAATGATGTTCTAATGCATCGGTAAGTGATTCAAATATAGGAGATGTAGTACCCACCTGAACCCACCGATCTCCCGGTGGAGTTCTGGTCAATACTGTATTCTTTATCTCCTTTATCTCTGTTGTGTTATTAGGCATTGATAACTTTATATATCTTGCTTTCTTTAACAGAAGAAATTTTATAATCCAATTGATTAGATGCAGAGTTCATTTCTGTCACAACTCTTGCTTCTGCTTCTGTTACTGACTGAGCATCCACTAAGTATCTTTCTTTTTGAATTTTATCTTTCATTGTACTCGTTTGTCCAACGATTACATCTACTACTGCTTCATAATATTTAACCATAACTTTTCCTTTTTTTTAGTTGTTTATTTTTAGTTTACCAATTGTATTCTTTTCTACTTCCTGTAAGATTCCCATTCACATTAAAACTACAGTTGTGACAAAGGAACCTTAAATTTTCAAATTTGTGGTTTCTACGATCCCCATCAATAAAATCCAAAACCAATGCTACTTTATGATCCGTAATTCTTCGTTCGTTATATCCGCATAATGAACATTGCTCTTCCATATATCCGTTATCTATAATTACCTTCTTCAGTTTATGAACTGGATAATCTGGATATTTTCCTTGTAAAAGATCATCAATACTATATTTTCTATTTTGTGTGTACCGTTGTCCTTTAGAAATTCCTACCCCATCAGGGTTTTTCAAATCATCAAAGATTCCATATTCTTTTGCGTATTTGGCATAGGTATTATACGAAACCCCAAGTATTCTAGATGCCTCTGCCGCAGAACGAGCTTTACTTTGAGCTTGTTTTATTTCCCATTCTGTAAGTGGTTTGAACCCTATTCCATGTTTTGCCCTACCTGGTTGAGTTGAAATACTCAAATCTCTAGTAGCATCAAAATTAGGAAATACCTTATCTTCTTTTTTATCTTCTTTAGACATCTTATACTTTTATTTATTCAGTTAGAGGATCTTCTATTATTTCAGCCTCTTTGACTCTTTCGCAAAACATATATACATTTTTTCTTTTATCCTCAATGATGGTATCAGCACCTAAAAATTGTTTTAATAAATCAACAGTTTCTTTATCATCTCTATCCAATTTTTCTATCTTAATAGTTTCTTTGGGGATATATACATTTCCGTTTACTTTAAGAAATTTCATTACTCATATCTTTTAAGAATAACCTATCTTCTCTTGTTAATATATATCCATTGTTTATTTTTTCTAAAAAAATATCTATAATCTGTTTTCTACTTGTCATTTTAATAGTCATTATTTGATTTTATGATTTGTTTAATATACGTCATACGTAATCTCTTTTGTATCTGTATCCAATATTAGTTTCACTGGTTTGTTCGATACTATATATCTTTCTGAAAGTTGGGAACAGTTGATGAACGTAATTTTATGAAACGATGTCTCACCATATCCACCGTGGATATGTCCGAACGCATGGACTGTTGGGCCTACTTCCAATACTCTATCCATTAAAAGTTTACAACCTAAGTGTTCAGGGGAAGATGCGTTAATTTTATCCAACATCATATAAGGTGGTCCGTGTGTAATCAATATATCAGTATCTTCTGGTATTTTACCCCAAATAGATTTTAATTGATTTCCATCTCTTGGTAAGTTAAAAGCCCAATTATAAAATTCGGGCTGCCAAGGAGAACCATACACCTTAATCCCATGTACAGTTGTTGATGAATCTTGTAAATAAATAACGTCTTTATAGGAGTTGATCATCATTTTCCCCAATTCTGGTTGTTGTTGAAATAACCAATCATGGTTTCCCGCTATCATTATTTTGGTTTTATATTCTGATATGGAATTAAACCATTTTAAGAATTTATGAACTTGTGATTGTTTGCCTGTATCGGATATATCACCTGCATGGATTAAAATATCGCCAGTTCCCAAGGATTCCGTTGATATTTCTTCATGGTATCCATGAGTATCAGATATGAAGCATATTTTTAATTCCATATGATTATAATATACAAAAAATTCGAACGAATGTCAATTAAATATGTTTTTCTTTTCGTAAGTCCATTATCAATTGAGCGTATGAATCAATTACTTCACTATTTGTTGTATTGATATGTATAAACTTTTCAGTAGGTGGTTCGTACCACTCTATCCAATTTTTATTTCTGTTAGATGATTCAATATAAATTTCAACCATTCGGTTTCCCATTTCCTTCTTGAATTTCTCTCTCTTTTCCTTCTGTGGAGTGATTAACGAAACTACAACATCCGTTTCATTTTTTTGAAGATATGATGAAATCAATTGTGCGTTTTTTACTATTTCACTATTCTCTTCATCTAGTAAATTATTATAAGGAGAAACTTCATCAAGCAATTCTGCATCTATATAATAAACATCCTTCCTCCAATTTCTTCTTTCTGATTTTAAAAACTGAGCAAGTTGTTCACCTAAATCTGATCTATGCGTTCCAGGTTGACCAGTTAACCAATATATTTTTGCCATAACTTATGTAATTTCTTTATATTTATTATCTACTTCTTCCCATTTATTCAATGGACAGGAATTGTCTTCTATTTTTGAGAATATTTTCTTATGGATTGGGCACCCACATTCACCACAAAATTCTATGTTCAAGTTTTCCTTTAACATTGGACAAGATTGACATATGTTATATCTCTCTTGTGCTAAATTTTGTTGTGGATTTGATGGATTGATTGAAGTAACCCAAGCAGATATTATATCTGTAAATTTATTCATAAACTTTAAAACCGTTTTTAATAAACATTGTTTGGGTGTATAAATCTTCATCTTCACATTCTACGTACAATGTAGATAATTCTTCGTTTTGAAAAACATCATAAACTACATCACATATAAATTGTGTAGGAACCTCACTTGTATATTTATTTTTTTTAGAAATAAATGTATCAAAAAAGAACACAGATGAATTTAAAAAACAATACCCAATAGGAAACTCTTCCTTATAAAGTATATATATTAAATTTTCATTTTTTACACAATCTACAATATGGTCGAAATGGAATTCCAAATCATCCTTATATTCTATATTAATCTCTGATATTAAATACTCAATATCCTCTTTTATAAGTTTTAATGTATTGGGTGTTTCAACCTTAAACGAATGAAAATTATCTTGCAATGGAGAATTATTTAAAAAATCTTCTCGTTTTAAATTAAATTTTATCATAATATTTTCTATTAAAGTTAATGATAACCTTATTTAGGTGTAATATTCTCTAATATCAATACTACCTTCAACTTCATTTCCCCAAATATCCCAACCTTGCTTTCCATCCCTGCAAAACATTTCAAGTCGATTAGCACTCGGAAACCAATCTTTTATTAAATCTCGTATGAAATTAGGTTTTTTACTGTGTTTTGAGCGTTTTTCTACCATAACACTACTTATTCTTTTATCGCTCGCAGGTGGGCTAAATTTACCTTTCTTTGCCACAATAAGTATTTCGTGCTGTCCTCTAAACCAATACCCCATTCCAATCATTTGTTTGTCCCAAACACCTTGCGTTACATAAGTAAAGCCCCAAGCATCTATAACTTTTAATGCCTCAAGTAATTTAGGAGCGGTAGCCCATAAATAAAGTACGGCATTTTTGTTTGTCATATTGTCCACAGGTAAATCGCATATTTCCTTTATGCTCATTGTTGGGTATTGGTTTTCAATATCCCTGCTTTTACTTTTACTAAAGTCATATCGCCAAGCAGGGTCGGCATAAATTACATCGTATTTTTTCATCTTTCGTTATTTTAATCCGTTCATACTACACCTAACAATGTGTAAAACGGCATTAAAACGACCGTTTACACTCAGCGTTAGACCAACTATGTTTCATACGCGAAACTCTATGTTTCACTCCTAATTTGGATAACCTTCTTTTCGCTGCTTTCACATTCTCGATAGAATCATCAATAAAAAATACATCATCGTATCCATCTTTTTTTATTTTTTCCTCGATCCAATCTGCTTTATGTTGAGGATCTGCACTTCCCAACGCTACTACTTCTACATCTCTAATACCAATATCCTTTAAATATATACTTATTGGTTTTGCCTTACTTCTTGCTGTTAATATATACACACCTCTATTACCCCTTGCTCTTACCATATCTTTTAAAATTCTAGTAATCGCCTTTATTTCAGTGGGATTTTTTATAGTATCGAATTCTCTAAAATCAAATTCATCACCTTTTCTTGGTTTATATACTGCATATTGACCAGGTGTTAGTTTACTAATATTTCCACTTTCATGGTTGACGTATATATATGAATCGGTTTTTATAAGTGTATCATCCATATCAAATACTCTTAGTTTTTTAGATTCTATAAATAAAGTTCTTGCTATCATTAATCGCTATCTGATAAATTTTCATTTTCTAAGTCTGCAAAATCTTGATAATAACATTTAAACTTATCATTACTTTTTAAATAATGAATTTCCATTTTGAGTTCAGCTAATTGAATCTCCAATGATAATATCTTTGCAGTTTGATCTCTTTTTTCTTCTGCGGAACGTTCTAGTAATGCTTCTAATTTTAATATCCGTTCTCTATAATCGTGTTTTATATAATTATCATCATCATTTTGTCGTATGAATTTTTCCCGTACATATACCCATATCCATTTTGATGATATGATAGCTGTTAAAATTGCCACCGTAATTTTTAATACGTCTACTAATTCCATTTTTATTTAATTGAGTTTTCAATGAAACTTATTACGATATATACATATTAAGTTCATATGTCTTGCCCATATTATATACTTGGAAATGAACTCCCTTCCTTGAAGGTTTCCCATTTTTTAATAATGAAACTGTAAAACTATGTGTCTTCCTTTTGATGGTCTTGATTTTGTGTAACGTCCACCTAATGAAACTTTGCTCCACCATTCGTCTTCATCTACTTCGTATCCTTTTTTCTTTACTGTCCTTAAAACATATTCCGCTATTGCTGAAAACGATTCAAAATACGTGTCACTATATTCTTCGTTTAGTAAGTTTTTTAATCGTATCATAATTTATTTTTTAGCAATTTTCCATACAATAGAACCTACACCCTTTGCATCCAATTTATTTAATTTTTTCTTAACATTATCGTTAGCTACATCCCAAATTTGCCCTAACAGAGAAGCCGTTTGTAAATCAACTAATACCCCATCTATTTTTTTAGCTTGTTTAGAATTAGCGACTCGAAATATACCATTAATAGTATTGGATGGTTCTACTGCTTCATTAATAGATTCATTCTTAGCATCCCAATTTTTATCTATATAATCAAAGAATTCTTTTTGTTTCTCGGTTGATAAGTCATCTGGTGATTCTACATCAAATTTTGATAAAACCATCTTAAAGAACTTCTGATATTCAGTTTCTTCGTTTACAGTTGGGTCGCATTCATCACATTCTTCATCGTATGCTTCCATTACTGCTCTTTTGTCTTTCAACATTTTTTTAAGTAATTCTTTTACAATTTTACCACCAGCATCATCATACATTTTATGAGCTCTACCTTCAAATCCTTTAATGGATTCACCTGTTCTTGCAAATTGAACGTCTCCGTTGGGTGTTTGTAAATAAAATTCACCAAATCCCATATGCTTTACTTCACTGTTAGGTAATACTCCACTTGTTCTGTTAATAAAAGTAGTATCTACATATATATCTTTTCCTTTTTTCTTAATATGCCCTTCAGATGCTTCATTGATCATTCCTTCTAATAGTCCACCTGCAATTCCACCTACTTCAAAATCTGGATCATCTGCGTATTTCTTACTCAATAGTACAAATGATTTTCTTCCTTTCTTAATTGTCATATGTGGTATAGGAGAAAATGAAAAATCTATTTTCTTAAATCCAGCAGCTTTCAATGGATCTCTTAATCCCATTAAATTTCCTGTTGTCTTTACTACACCTTTAATGGTTTCAATATCTTGTGCTGAAAAGTTTTCATTTATAGATTCAGTTACTATAATAACGGGTTCATCATATCTATTAGCCCCAATAGTGTATTTTTTACTACTAGTTCCTTTTGTTACAATTAATGTCCCATCGGATTTAGTATCAACAACCGTAAAATAATCATTTTTATTTGAACGTTTAAATCCGCTTTCGTTACCCAAATAGAAAACAGAACCCTTTTTAGCCACATCCTCAAAATCATCTAATGAATTATACTTTTTATTGGATTCATTAATAGATTCATCAATTGCCTTTGGAAATGGTGTTTTCTTAGCTATTTGATATAACTTTTCCAAATCAGCTGGATCATTTCTATCAAACTTATCAGCGTTTCTGGTTTTCTTAAAAATGGCAGACGTTTTCTTACCATCTTTTTGGAGCATGATAATTATACCCTTTCCTTTATTATACAATCGTTCGTCAAATACTGAAATGGATTCATTAATAGATTCATTCTTAGCATCCCAATTTTTATCTATGTAATCAAAGAATTCTTTTTGTTTCTCAGTTGATAGATCGTCTGGTGATTCTACATCGAATTTTGATAAAACTGTCTTAAAGAATTTTTGATATTCAGTTTCTTCGTTTACAGATTCATCCAAATCCTCTGGTTCATCTAACAATGCTTTATTGAATTTAGTTTCAGCTGTTTTAAATTTTGCGGTTTGGTTTTTAACTTCTTTATGCAGATTTACTATTTCTTTTTTTAATTTCTCTTTTTCGTCTGCTGAAGATTTCTTAAATTTATTAACCAATTCTGTTTGTTTATCTAATAAATTTTGGAGTTTTAGTCCCTCTTGTTGATAAGATTCGGATGCTTGTTTAAATCCTTTTGATATTCCAGCCTCTACTAACTTTGTGCTGATCTTTTGTTTGAGTTTATCCATTGTAGAATTTTCCTTTATTAATATTTTTGTATATCTATAAGTATTAGAAAACAATAAAAAACACAATTATTTAAGAAATATAATGATTGAATACCGATGTACGGAATTTATCTTCCCTATCTTTAGTGGTTTCCCATATACTATTTGATTGGTTTATTTTCGGGTTAGGTTTCAGCCAATTTTGTGGATGTGGTTGAATATACATTTTTATTTTTTTATTTATACAGTATGCGGATACCCATATATCTAACATATTTGGATAGTCTAAAAAAGCATCATAGGGAATATTTCTAACTACAGATGAATCTGTTAAACAAACTCCAGTACCTACTGCATGGATTTCTTTTTTCTCTTTTATCGCTCCACCAAAATAATAGCCTGACGTATCCCCGTGATTAAAACTTGATATGGGAAGGGAAGGAAACACTTTACCATGTGAAGATTGAATAGTTCCTAATGTATATGTTTTTAGATTTTGCTCCACATAATCAGATGGATATAGAATATCATCATCAACCATAAAAAAGTAGAACTCTGAATCTTTGATAAAATCCAACACTTTTATTTTTCCAGTTGCTCCACAGTTACCTTCCATATAATATGTAACATTTTCAAATTCTGTAAATGGAACTTCAGTATAATCATTTAACCATACATGAATCTCATCTACTTGTGGAGATAGTGAATTCAACGTATCCCATAATCCTACCTTTCTTTCTCTTTGTGATGCAACTCCTACTATTTTCTTCATCATCTATTTTTAACTGTTATGTATCCGTTTTTTATATAAGTGGATACGATTTCATCACGTAATTTCATATGATTTGATTTTCTCCATGATGAATTATTATCATTTCCATAATTGGAACCTTTGGATGGAAGCGAACCCCACAATTCAATATTATCTTCTGGATGTGGTGGCACAAATGTATCTACATCGCCTTCCAATTTAGCTAAAAACGATAATTGTATATCTTCTCCATTATCCCATGAGATTGGATTTTCTACCCACATATACCGTAAATAATCTTTCTTCATAAACCAAGAATGTCCGACTAAATCAACTTTTTGTGGGACAGAATGGTGTGATCCATTCCATCCTATTTTAGTATGGGTTTGATAGTTATCTGAATTTAAATATATTCCAGTTGAACCTAAAATACCATCATATCCACTTTCAATAGTATCCAAGCAATTCTGGAACCATTGATTTCCAGGTATAGTATCATCATCAAAAAACGCTACATATTCGGTTTTAGTAAGCAACCCAAATGAAAATCTACCATGAAATTTAAAGTTATGATTCAATGTAGCAACCTTTACATCTAATTCAGATAAATCAAATTGCGTTTCATCTTCTGGTTTATTATACCATATCCAAATATCAGTTGGTTTTATTGTTTGATTTTGTATTGCTTCAATTTGTTCCTTTAAGTATTGAGGGCGTTTATAACAATTTAATACTACTGTAATCATTTATCTTTCAAAATCTATATATTTTTTATTTCCATTTGATGTTAAAATAACATCTACATCATCAAATTTATCCAATTTAGTTTTACCAATATATTTAAAATCATCTAACCATTCATAGATCAATCCATATGTATCTGAAAATCCATAATAGGTTATTAAATTAGAACTATCTATATTTTTATAAATATGTACTATATTTTCAATTTCATTAATTTCTCGTAGTGTATGTAGTTTCATTCTTTTTTTTGAAAATAATATTACATCATTCCATCTTAATTTTTTAAATAGAGTATGATGATACAAATTGTCCAGATTATTAATATCATCATTAATATCAACAAGTCCATCACATTGATATTCTTTCCCACTCTTTCTTTTAAATTCACCTAAAACATCACACGTATTATCAAACCCCTTTTTAGAAAATAATACAACAGTGCGATGTCCACCTGCAACATTCCACTTTCCTAATACCACATATGGGAGATGAAAATGATTCAATAAATCATCTTCCGAGTTAAACAGAGATTTTTGAATTTTGAACCAATGATGATTATTTCTTGTACTTTCTGAAATATTTCCAGTATCAAATATTAAATATTTGGATCTTAATAATAACTTTAAAAAAACATCATCTGCAGTTGCAAGACCATATTTTCCGAGAATGTGATGGTAAATACTTAAAAATAATGTACAGTCATTATAAACAATATCATTAGTTGTTATAATATTACGTTTTTTAAAATGAAAATCGGATGGATAGTTAAGTCCATCAGCCAAATCAGTACCCATTACCGTTTTACCCAATTTATGTTGTAAGGGGTATGATATATTCCCATTATTACAACCAACATCATATATAACATTTATATCGTTTGAATCTTGAATAAATTCAAAAACCATATTTTTTTTAAAATCACCGGTTCTTCTATAATATGAACTGTTATCTATCATCATGTCTCCTTTAATATTGTATCCACAACTCGTTTTGACGTGATACCATCACCATATGGACACTCAATTTCAATATATGGATTTTTTATCAGAATGTCAAATAAATCTTTAAGTTCATTAGGTCTATCACATAAATGTAAGTGTCCTGTATCAATTCCTTCGGGTCTTTCTGTAGTCTTTCTACATACAATAACTTTCTTATTAAAGAATGAACCCTCTTCCTGTAATCCACCGCTATCTGTTATTATTAATGATGCTGATTTGAGTACCTTAATGAAGTCATCGTGTTCCATAGGTTCTACTACGTTAACATTAGTTAATAAATTTTTATATTTAATAACATTTGGATTCGGGTGAATCGGTAGGACAAATTCTATATGTGGATATTCTTTGGCAATATTATTAATTTCTTCAAACCACTGTTCTATCCAATGATGATTCTCCCGTCTGTGAAGTGTAATTAATACTTTATCTTCATATGTAGGCTTTCCATATTTAGTGAGGTTATCTAGTACTGAATTACCTACTACTTTGATATCACCGTGGACTTTTTCACTCCTCAAATTTTCTGCTGACAATTCAGTTGGTGTGAAATTCACATCTGCTATTCGGGATATCATTTGTCTATACCCTTCTTCAGGATATGGATGTTTCATATTTCCGCTACGGAGTCCTGCCTCTAAGTAGTATATCTTTAATTCCCTATTAAAAGCGGATAGAGCACAACCAAAAGATGAACCTGTGTCACCCTGTACTAATACTGAATCAATCGTATAGTCATTTGGAAATTGTAACATACAAGAACTTATAATACTATCCAATCTATTAGCTGACCAGTTAGGTATTTTAATTTTATAATCTACTTCTATATTTTTTAGTAAATCAGGATGCTGTCCTGTAAATAGTAATTTATATTGAGAACTATCTAAAATCTCAATTAATGGTTTTACTTTCAACCATTCGGGCCTTGTACCAAAACATATTAAAATCATAGTTTATATTTTTTAAAAAGAAATGTCATTTCTTTAGGGAGGAGTAGTTCAACTTAAATAGTCAAGAGCTTTCTTATATATTTCTGTTCTTGCATAATCATCTTCGTTAGGATTAGAAATTCTTTTTAAGTTTATGTTATCTTTCAAATCAGCTATTTTCACAATCTTCGCCAATCGGTTAGACTTTACATTACTTAAATATGACTTATAAGATGCTGATGGTTTCTTAGTTATTGCTTTAACCGCGAGTGAAACCTCTTTACCAAATACTTTTTCAATTTCCCTGATATTTATCTTTGTATCTTCAACAATATCATGTAATAATGCTACAATTCCCAATGATTCAGGCTTAGCATTAAATCCGCCTACACCTTTGAAAACTCGTTTAATATGATTAAAGTAAGGACTTCCTCCCCTATCTCTATATCCACTATGTAATTTTTCTGCTAATTTATACGCTTTCTTTATGTCAGTCATTCACTTTTGAAATGTAGAACCAATTACTATTAATAACTTGGTATTTCCATTCTCCTTTAATTTTATTTATAAACTTATCAATAACACTTTCATAGAAAGAACCTTTTCTTTCAGTTGATGCCGAAAAGTAAAAGAAATCATAACCACTTTGGTTGATAAGTGCTATTGAACCTAAAAGTATTTTATTTATAACACTGAAAATAGACAACCCCACAGGAAGTATATTATCATCATAAACACGAACATCATAACGTGATTCGTCATCTGTGGAATTCCAGTCTGCCCATAAAGAACTATTGAGTTCTTCTACTTCTTTCAAATAATAGAACTCTAATTCTCTGCTTTCGGAAAGTTGAATTTCCCAAACGTGATTTTCGATATGTATTTTCTTACTTAACATTACATATATAGTATACCGATTTTTTATATAAAAGTCAAGGGATTAATCAAAAAATATTGTATTATATTCAAATAATTCTCCATCAATTTCAAAACTTTCTCTGGTATTACCGAAACTAAATAGTTTTTTAGATAGATTAGCATCAAACTTATCAATTTTTTCGGGCTTTGATCTCCATTTAGTATAAATACCATGTGCAGCCTCCTTATACTTCCATAGACGATCAGACATCACCTGTAGTTCCACGTCCATACCATTAATATTCAACTCAATATGGTGAGCCCCATAATATCCATAATTCGTTCATTACCCCTTTTTTTATACTCATAATCAATAATATATTTACTTTGCTTTCTTCTAAAATCTTTAATAAAATCATTCATCTCATCGTAATCTTTGAAAAGAACTACACCACGTATTATATCCCCTATTTGGGATAAGGATTTACCTCGTTTTATTACTTTATTTATAATGGAACTGATGGATTTTATCTGATGCATGAATTTGTATTCCTGTGATGATCCTTTCTTAGGTAGACCTTTATCAACTATCTTATAAAATATATCTCTCGTATTAGATATTATTTCGCCGTTTTTATTAATAAGATTTGTTAAAATTTCAATATTCTCTTTCTTACTTCGCTTTCCTCTTAATGCAATAAACTTACGAACTTCTTTATCCATAAGTAAAGCATCATTCCGTTCACTAATAAAAGTGGAATCTGGTAACAATTCAATTAGTTTTTTCATTACGATCAGTTGTAAACAATGCTACGTTCTACCATCAAACACCACCACCATAGAATCGTGCATTCCAGCTTTGCCCGTAACATATTCACCCTTCGTATTTACACCGCAAAATTTTATTCTCTTTTCTATGAATCGGATCTCTTTTTGGTTCGGCAATATATGTCTGTGAAATAATTGAGTGCTTGTGCTTACAGGTAAAAGCATTACACATAATTTACCTTTCTTGCTTTCCTCTATTGCCTTAATTACGAACGCATCTTTAAGTTTTCTGCTATAAGGTGGGTTAATAAAATTTCGCTCCTTCCATTCTACATTTAAACCATCGTGCTTTTCAATATCGTTTTGATACGGGCAAGGGTCGTAGTTAAAATTAAATTCACCGTTCAATTCATCATAAAAGTATGGTGGTGTAGCCCAATCGTCTTTATGTGGTATATTTCTATTTTTCATAATTTATCTCTTTAAATCCGCACAGTTTACAACAATGTGTAAACGGCATTAAAACGACCGCTTACACTCAGCGTTATATATAATATATATATAAGTACTGAATTTTAAAAAATCCGGTACCAAAATATATTAAAATCATATCTTATTACCAAATGCAAGTTTTATTTTCGGTTACTTTCTTATTCAAATATCCTCTATTATTTCCAACTATCCAAGGATTTATAGTAGAACCAATATCTATGTATGTGTTATTTGGATTTACCATATGAAGTTGATGTGCTAATATATTCCCCAGTGGACCTGCTGAAAAAAGGAAAAGTTGATTATTCTTTGTTGCTTTTTCTTTCATCATTTCCAAAATTATTTTTAGTTCGGGATTAAACCAAGAACCAATTTGTATTGATATATATTCATCTACTTTAAATGGAAGTTTCTTATTAATCCCTTTTTCATTTGCAACTAATGTAACATCACCTTCCCAATTATTAAATTCAATAAAAAAGTTATCTTTAAAAAATTCATAATTTGAATTTACAAAAAGATTTGCCCAGGTAACATTATCACAGACAACAGTATCCCGCATCCATTGTACATGATCTGTTGGCTGACAACATGGACAACTGATTCCTACATAATACTCCTTGTTTCTATATAAAAAAGATTCCATTAATATCTGATATTCAAATTGGTGAAGATTAGGATTAAATGACCATCCATCACAATTAGTAATTGGTTGATTACGTAAAACTTTATATTCACCATCGGCATATTTACTAAAAGAAAATGGTTCTTTATTTTGTAACTTATTAAAAAGAAAATGAAGATCTGTATGAAAAGATTTTGTTAGCATTATAACGAATCGTAAAATTCATTTTGAGCTAATTGACGTTCTATCTCCTTATGATGGTATAAACAATAATGCTCATCGGTTGGGAGAGCTGTAAACGTTGAATACCCAGTTATCTTTTCATGCACCTTACCTAACCATTGAACTTCTTTTGTGTTCTTATACAGTCTAGTTTGGTAATCAGGATGGTTGATTATAGGTATATAGTACTCTACCTCGTCTTCGTTTTCATTAATGATCAAATTATTTTCCTGTAATAATCGGTATTCATCACTTGTAAAATTCATTTCTTTTTTTGCGACGTGAGTTTCTAACTTTGATATCTTCCAATTCCATTTTTTTACATGAGTATACCCAAGTCCATCTACTGTATTAATTCTTGGAATAAAAAATAAATCAATTTCATTATTTTCCTCTAACAGATTAGGTAGAATTTCAAGTAAATATTCATGTGGTATTTCATCCGCATCTAACTGAAGTATATAATCACCTTTTGAATGTTGTTTTAGATTCGATTTAAACGTACCAAAGTCATCATTTAATGGAAATCCTACTACCTTAATAGTATCATGTACGTTCTTTATCACATTTAAGTATTCCATTACCTCATCAGTAACGCCTGTTTTGTCATACTGAATAATGATTTCATCTTCGATTCGGATTCTAGGTTGTAAGAAATTTATTAAACTTGTAATTTCTTTAATTTCGTTTACTACGGTTATTGCGTATGATATAATCATAATTAAATATGTTTTGGTTTATCAACAAATCCTTCAATTTTATAACTTTGAAAATATTTTAAATATACTTCATTTTTTAAATTAACTTCTTTAATATATCGTATACCGTTCAATTTATATGTTCTGTATGTTTCTATATTAGTTTTATAAAAAGTGGAAGGTTTAATGTATCGTTCAAATAATTGTTTTCCTTTTTTATCACTTCGTCTTACGATATCATCTAACGTTTTTATCTCATCTATTTTTTTGTTATTAATAGTTATTTTATCCAACCATTTGAAAAATACGTTTGGTCTTATATCATTTAACTTTAAACCATGTACCAAATCACCATCTACACCAGAAACAAAAAGAAGAGCTTGTTCTACTCCCTGTAATTTTTGTATTTCATTATGTACAGTTTTATATAAAGTAATTCTATATAATCTTCTTGGTAATATAGCATTCCGTGATATTCTCTTTTCCGATGATACGAATTTTTGATACTCTCTTGTATGATTAATTGCCATATCTTTTAAAACTTAGGTAATTTGATTTCTTTGAACTCTGGCAAATTCACAAACTTTTTTAGTATAGTATCCAATTCAGTTGTCATATTATCCAATGAAAAGTTAGTACGATTATATGATTTTATTTGATTTGATTTTGTTAACCAACTTTCATAATTCTTCCATACATCAAGTAGAGTTCCAGCAGCTTTACTATAATTTACGTTAAACCATTTTGATTCTTTAATGATAAATTTATTTACTGCAGATGGATCAACGTTCTTTAACTCACCTTCTAATTTAGCAAAATGCCCATCCTTTAAAAAGTCAAGATGTCCAGACCAATTTGATACTATGATAGGTTTTCCTGTAAAAGAAAATTCACATAATGGTCTACCATACCCTTCACCTTTAGTAAAACTAACCATTGTTTTTACCTTTGAATCATAATATAAAGAACTCAATTCTTTTTCTTCTAAGTCACCATGTAGTAAATATACAGGTGGGCATTTCTCACCAAACTTATTTGTGATTTTTGTTATTCTTTTCCAAATTTCTTGTCTATCTAAAATTGAAAATCCTGCTTGTGAAGTTTTTAACACAAGAGCAGGTTGTTCTTTTTTTGGTAATGAGCTGAACACCGTGCAAAACGTTTCAATCATGCCTCCTACATCTTTTCTATCTTGTGTGTGTTTAGCGTTCAACCAATGACCTACAAATAGAAATACAAAATCTTCTTTAACTTCATCTAAAATAGAATGATTATATGATTTTGTAAATGTACTAGAAACTCCTTCAAACAAAACTTCAACAGGAACTTTTATTTTATGCTCTCTTATAACCTGTCCTGTTTGTTTATTGGTTTCGGAATAAACAGTAGATTCTAATACCTTTTTTGTAAATGTAGATGGTACGATTATTAAATCCATTCTATTACACCCATCAATAAACTCTTTAGGTGCCAATGAAGATTCAGTGCCAGCTGTGATTCCAATATTATATTTCCCGATTTTCTGGAATTCATTTGGAACTGTAATCTGTATAAATATATCAGGTTGTTCCTTTATAACTCCTGCATGTAATCTTTCTGTAACCCATTCTTTGAATTCTTGTTCATCATCCAGTGCATTTGTAGGTGTGTTTCCCCATTTTTGTGGAATGATTTTAATATTATACTTACCGATATCCCGTAAAGATTTTACTATATCTCTTGCATGGGCACCATAACCCGATACTGTGTGTACTGGTGCTGATATTAATAATGATTTCATTTATTTACTTACCTTTATTTTTTTGATATTCCGTTCCCTTCTTAAACATATCAAGAAGAATTTCGTTCAATGGTTTAGTTTTATCCAATTCTAAGTTATCAAAATGATCTATCAATTTATGTTCTAATATTTCTGGTTTATATTTTAAATATAATTCTTCATACGTTTCATCATATTTTTTTGACCATACCACTAAGTTCTTAGATTTTTCTCCGCTCATCTTATTCGCATAAAATGCTGAAAATTTATGAATTTCACTTTCTTCGATATCTGTAAGTGGGAATTTTTCTTTTATTTCTTCTGTTATTGTTGGTTTCATAATTATTATATTTTATATAGTTTAAATCTTGCAGGTACTTCCCAATTTTCTAATGTAGTATTCACTGCTTTTATCATTTCCTCGGACATATCATCAACTGAAAATTCACCATCTCCTAACATCCATTCTCTTCCCTTAACTCCGTTCTCTTTTAATATTTTCCTATCAATATCATATACTACTTTTATAGTTTTAGATACATCCTCAGAATTTACTTTATCATCAAAAATATATGGAGTTGTTACAGAACCAATAATTGTTTTAGTAGCCGCCCAAATTGGATACGCCCAGTCGCCCCATTTTAATTTATCTTCCCATTGTGGTGAATGTAAACTTTGAATTTCTACATAATCATCAGCTGTAAATGGTTTTCCATTATAAGTAAATCCACATTGATCTTGCAACCCACCTGTAACTGTTGTTATGATAGGCGTACCTGCCAATATTGATTCATGAGTAGTTAACCCATGTCCTTCATTACCCGCTATATTAATAGTAACGGTAGAAAGATTATAAAGTTGATTTAATTCTTCCTGTTTCAATCTATTTGTTGAGATTTTCACATCATAATCTGGACATACTGCATCTTTCACCGCATATAAATCAGTACCATTATTATCAGTCGGATTTGTATGCATTAATAATACACATTTGTCTGCTTTTTCTTTTGGTAATGAGTCGCAAAATAATCTATAACTATATATTACATCAGATGGTTGTTTTCTCTTGATATTTCGATTCATCCAAAATACAATAAAATCATAATCTTTATCACCTAACACACTTCTTTTAAGTTTCAAGTCAATATCAGTTGAACTTAGTGGTTTGTATATATTCTGATTTACTCCATGCTGTACGTGTGATATTTGCCAATCTTCTAGTTTCGGGTATAATGGAGTTTCATAATTCTGTGTTAATCTCTTTACAATTCCATACGTTTGTTTGGATATACACGCTATATGATCACAAGAAGCGTAATATGGTCTATTCCATTCTGGGTCAGGAACATTATCCCAAATAGCATAAAATATAATTGGACATATTCTTCGTACTTCATGTTCCATTTGATATAACCAGATCCAATACCTGGGATCTGTGAAGTGAATAAGAGCATCAGGTTTCTCTGAATCTAATAGCTGGCGTAATATTGTTGGATTTCCATAACCATCCCAAGGAATAACTCTAACTGAACTATCTTCTAATCCAGTTTGTGTATTTACATCAGTACTTAAATCAAAAACCTTTCCTTGTTCAGGATGTTTTACTGCTGCTCCTAATTGAATGATGTTAAAATGATGAACAATACCTAATACAAACTCTTTAGTCATTGTTGCTACACCAGAGTGTAATCTTAAATCATCGGCGAGTATTAATAACTTCTTTCTTTTTTCTTTTGGTAGAACTTCATAACCGTTTCGGATTTCTCCTACTTTCCATTTTTTGCTCATAACTATTTATAAATCTATTTTAAATTTTACTTTATCTGTAGTAGAATATATAATATATGTAGGATCTACTGTGAACTCTCTTATTTTCTTTTCATTGAATAACTTAACATATTTACTTCCTGTTCCACTTTTTAAATAAGCCACTGTTAAATGTGGATTGTATTCATCATATGGATTAGTATGTGGTAGTTTTTTTAAATCGGAATTACATTCATATATACTTTTACCTGAAACGATAAATTTTAATACATCGTATTCATCAGTTTCAAATAATGATATATTATTTATTGTACATTTACCAAATTCATACTTCGATACTATTTTTTTAATTGAATCTAATGAAACATTATCATGCAATCCATATAACAACGTACAATGCGGTTCTACTTCTTTTGTTAGTAAATCTTCTTCTTCTATATAACTATGTAATTCCGTTATTTTCGGAAATTTAAAATACAACATCGCACATCCGTACGTTCTCTTATTAACCGTTTCAAATATAATATCTAAAATATTTCTCAGTTTCATTTTATATTATCCATATTAATATCAGCAAGAAAACTATAAAAATTTTCATCATAAGTAACATCTTCAATTTTTTCTTTGATTTCTTTAGGTGATTCTGTTATTTTAAAATCAATCCTTTCAATCCTAAGATTTGAGTTATTCATATTTGTATAAAACCATTGCCCAATCTGAATATCTTTTTTGATAATTCAGTCAAAGCATTTACTACATTATCAACTTCTCGTTGTATTTGTTCCTTTGTTACCTTCATCTTCATTTATTTTTATATAGTGTTATTGTTTATTTTCATGTCCATTTATTAAAATCAGGAGTTTGCTCTACCTTTCCATCACAATGAACCCCTAAGAACTCACAAAATTTACAATTGCGTTGCTTTTCTCCAGGCGTTTTTCTATATGGTTGATCTTTATATGAGCCATCATCGTTAAACACGTCATCTACAAAATTCATAAACTCTTTATATGCTTTATTAGTGGAAGGTGTACCATGAGATGGAACGAATCTGGAAATTCTTGGATTAGACCAACCTGTATCTTTTAGTTTTCTTTTTAGTATTTGATACTCAACTGTAATTTTATCTAGCGATACATCGAATTTTCCAGCATAGAACTTCTTATACAACAGCATTTGAGAAGTTTTGATCTTATCATTTTTCTCCCAATGTGACCAACCCCATGTAGATGTTTTTAAATCTATAATTGTATATATATCTTTTTCTTTATTTCTAATACAAACATCAATAAAACCTAAGAACTGTAAACCTTCTTTTAGTTGATTATCTAATTTTAATTCGATTCCTACTAACTCATACCCTCTTTTCTTATAAAACTTAGAAGTGTTTGATTTAAACCATTTTAAGATTTGCCTACCTTGTCCATAAAACTCTTCCAATTCCAATTGAGTGCAAGGATTTAGGTTATCTATAGATTTTTCTTTTTCTTTTTTAAAGTTATCCACCAATGCTTTCATTAACATTGCGTCTAAATTTAACATATCCGCACTCTTCTTAGAACTCTCATACATCTTGGTTAGATAAGTTTGTACAGTATCATGCATACTAGAACCAAAGATCAAATGTATAGAAGATTCTTTCTTTGATAATTTATCAATATACTTCAGTTTATATTGTCTTGGGCAATTTGAGTACATTGAAAATTGTGAATACGAAACTACCTTTGTTCTTTCTTTTTTACTCATAAATATATTAGTGTAGATAAAATTATATCTAAATCATCTGATTCTTGTAATATCAACAACTTTAGACCAATCCTTGATATTCTCTCTATTTACTTTTATTTCTCTTATATTAATAATAGGATTACCCTTCAATATAACAAATTTATTAGAAAATGTCAATAGTTTTTATAGGATATTGACCTTTACATAATCATCAGATGATTCCAATTGTTCTAATAAATTATCTACTTTTTTCTTATCTATTGAAGAAAAGTATCCTCTACCTAATCCTAGCATATATTCTAAATGTTCTCTTAAATTTCGCTTAGAAGTTGGAGATTGTTCGATATCATATATCTTTATAAAGGTAAATAAATCTCTATATGCTTCTTGAATATCTAAATCTCTGTTAGTATCACTCATTCCATCACTCATTTTTTCCTTTGTTTTAATACCTTTTTAATTTCTTTAGGATCGGTTCCATACTTTTCACAAATATGTTGTATGGTATCCTTTCCATCCTTTGTTGAATATAATATATCTAAGTAGTCTTCTGCTTCTAATTGAGAAACTTGAAACTCTTTTGCTAACAATTCAACTAACCATTTTTCGTATTTGTTATCATTATCACCTTTAATATATTTACTATAATAATTTCTCTTTGGTATTATTCCAATGAATATTTTATAAAATAACTCTGGTTCTAATTCTTGAACCAACGGCTGAAAATCAATTACAATTGGATGTAACTCGTCATTCATTGATAAGAAACGAAGTAACATAAAATTACTCCATGTTTTTTTCGATTCAACTGAAATCTTATTAAAATAGTCAGGATCTTGAATCGACGTGATTGCTTTTAAATGATCAAATAAGCTTTGCTTTTTTTTAGTTTTATCCATTATTATTCAAAGAATTCTCTTAATTCAGCAGGTAGTAAATCTGTATTCAACGTTCCACATTGAGCGCAAAGAAATACCTCTACAGGAATTAGTACATCTTGCGGTGTTGCGGTAATTACCTTTGGTATCTTTCGTAAATGAACCGCGTTTAAATAAATATCATGTTGACATTCCTTACATTCCACTGATTTTGATTGTTTAACACTCACCTTTGGTGGTTGTTTTTGTTGATCTTTTTGTGGTTTCTTTCCTTTTCCTAAGTCTAGTATTTTTCCCATAATGTTATTTTATTATATCTAATATTCTTGTTATACATCCCATAAACTGGATTTCTTTATCTATGACTAATGCTTCTTGGTACTGTGATTCTGCTAATATGAGAATAACTAGAAATTCCATTTTTACTGGACAGAAATCCTCTATTTTATCATATAAAAATCTATACATGTCTGTAAAATCCATTAACCTTGCATTAGCTATAGTTTTCCTGATATTTATGAATTTATTTCTTGGTATATCCTTTTGTTTAAGTATATCCAAAATCTTATTTTTATAATCACCCTCATGTACAGTAAATTTATCAATTTTTAGTACTCCCTTTGATGTGGATAATTGACAAGTATTGATAACCTTTCTAATATCAGGATATGCATTATCAATAATAGGTACTAAATCTGTAGGTTTAAACTGTACCTTTTCTTTTTGTAATATCTTTGACATATGAATTGCAATTTCCTTTTTAGATGGTGGCACAACTTCAAATACCTGACATCTAGATTGTATAGGTTCTATAATTCGTTCTATATAATTACACGTCAATATAAATCTTGTATGTAATGAAAATGTTTCCATTAAATTACGAAGAACTGCCAGTCCACTAGCTGATATATAATCTGCCTCATCCAATACAATTATTTTCAATGGATTGAATCCCATTGTAGAGGCAAATCCTTTTACTTTATTTCTAATTGTATCCACGTTATTTTCATCTGATGCGTTGATGAACAAACTGTCACATTTAATAGTGTTTACCAACATTTTGGCTGCTGTAGATTTACCACTTCCAGCTCTACCATGTAGAAGTAAGTGTGGAATATCTCCATCTTCTAAATAACTAGCGAACTTTTCTTTCAAATGGACATTACCTATATACTCTTCTAATCTCTCTGGTCTATAACGTTCAGTCCATAAAGAATTTTTACTGTTTATTGATTCCTCTTCTAATTCAAAAAAACTCATATTAGTATCCTATTGTGTTTTATAATTTCTTCTTTAATACTTCTATTATTATTAAGATATGATATAACTTTATACCACTCGTCCCTATCTACAATTACATGCTCATTTTCAATATGTAATTTGTTTTCCAATGCTGGATGACTATGTAAAAATCCATAATCAAACCCAGCAGGTTTATTTAATTGTATTTTTTTCTTTATTTTTCATCGTTTTGTAAAAATTTAACTAATTTCAACATAATATCTCTATCAATAATCATTTGATCTTCATACGGTTCACCAAAACGAATTATATGCCAAATATGTCGGATTTTGTTTTTCCAACTTCGGTGACTAAATCGTTCGAAGATTGCAAGATAATATGAATTCATTTCCTCATCATATTGTACTTGTAATAATTCCGTTCCACACAAACATTCTAATATTATTTTATCATCTGTCATAATTATTTCACTTTTAATTCAAGTACACATACTTCTGTTAATCCATTTGTCCACGTGTAGTCATCGTTCTTTTCCCATTTATAGGGAAGTTCAGGCATTTCATCATCATCTTCGTACACATTATCATCTTCTTGTTGGTATATATTAACTAACTCTACTGCAATAGATACTGCATCATCTATATCACGATATACAATTGAAGTTATGCTACCGCCTTCAAACACAGATCCCTCATATATCCCATATACTGTTTCATATTTATTCGTCATCGTCTCCATAGTAATAAATGTTTGGATGTTTAAGTTCACCTGTCTTTTTATCGTTTTCCAACTGGTCTATAATATCTTGTTCGGTATACACTGTATTATCATACATGACCTGTGTCATATATTCATCGTCAAAATATAAACTAATATGTGATGGTAACTTTCGGGTTTTCGCTTCTATTTTCCTTGTTGTAATATTTAAATTAATTTCCGGTATGTCCATATCCACCTGTTCCTCTATCCGTTTCAGTTAATTCATCCACTTCTACAAATTCCACAGTTGGTATAGGTTGTATCATCATTTGACCAATACGATCACCAATTTCATATATTTCAGGTTCTGCCGTTGTAACCATATGAATACCATCAGCTCCAACATATTCCGCTTTTTTTGTGAACCAATAACGAAAACCAACTTCACCACGATATCCTGAATCAATAACTCCTACAGAATTTTTTAACATTAAATCCTTTTTCGTTACAGATGATCTTGGAAATATCAATCCCACATACCCTTCGGGAATTTCAAATGCCAATCCCGTTCCATATTCAATAAATTTATCAGTTGTATGATAACTGGTAGCTACCAAATCAAAACAAGCATCTCCTTCTTTTGCGTATTTTGGAATTACTGCATCACTTTCAAGTCGTTTTATTTTTAATTTCATTTTTTATCTTAGTTAATAATTTTGTTGCCAATTCTTTCTCTGTTGGTGCTGTATCATATTCATATGATGAGCATATTCCCTTACCTGTAGATATTCTATCAAGTACATCCAACATATCTTTGATCGTTTCCGAACCTGATTGTTGTATTTGTTTTGCCAAATCTGTATTGTATATATTATCCATATCTGAACATTATATCTTGTGCCAATTCAGGTATGTGATCTTTAATTTCTTCTGCGTATACAAGTATTGCTTTTCTACAAGCATCTATATGTCTGTCATCACCACTACCTTTTACTTTTAATACAAAATAGTGGTCTGTTGGATCTATTGATGTACCGTCTGTTCTTTTTATAGTATATTTTTTATATAATCCTGGATCTGTCATAATTATTCTTCTTTAAAGTTTCCATTTATTTCACTGTTGAAAAGATTCTCATCAAATGCGTAGGTCTTTTTTTTATAAGATAACCACTCTTCATCTCGTTCAGGATGATCTCTCCAATCATATTTTAGCTTTTTAAATTGATTTTCCTCTTTCCATAATTTATAAAATAAGTTTTGTTTTACATTAGGAGTCGATTGTATGATAATTTTTGCACTTGGAACTAATCTCATGTACTGATATATATCTTCTTGGCGATTATTAAATGCGAAATCATTAGATATGATCAGAGAAGGTTTTATTGATTTTATTTTTTTATCTGTTGTAACGTTAGTATACTTTATATAAGAACCGTTACTAAATTTAAGATCTCGCTGATTAGGTAATACGGGGATGGATGAATTTAACGCATATAGTTCATTTAAATTTTGAAAAAATCTATCTTTATTTTTTTGTTCTATATGTCTATTTACTGAAAAATTTATAGTAGTAAAGTTATCATTAAAAAACATACTATGAATTGAATATACTGTTAATAAATTATCCATTCCCATTTGCCTTGCTGAACATATCATATGTTTAGTATTTGATACCAATGATTGTAGTATCTCTTTTTGAAACGGATATAATTTAAACGGTATAAGTCCATTTTCAACAGTTTGTATTTTCATATAATTCTCTACAAAATACGTAATATCTGTTTTACATCGTTCAAATTCGGTCAGAGTTTCTACATTATCAATACTAATCCACTTAGGTAGCGTAACCCCAAATGGTAGTATTGCCATTGTTTTAATAAAATTTAGTCGTTTCATTATGTTTTATTTTTAATTATCTACCCACTTCTTTGATATATTTTTTCTTGGCAGTTTCCCAATCCATACCTATGATCGGAAGATACCATAATAACTCAGGTTTTATTCTATCGTCCTCAATTAATTTTAGGTATCGCCTTTTAGCTTTTTTCTTCCACCATTTCAAAGAGTATTCATCACCTTCTTTAAATTTAGTTTTCATCACTAAATCTTCTTCAGGTATTTCATCTCGTAAAAATTCATTACCGTTATCATACATCATTGCTAAATATACACCACGCTTAAATCCATGGTGGTACTCTGATTGTTTGATTCCTAATTCTTTAAATATCATACCTAATATTCGCTGTTTAATACCACTAACTGGGCCAGATGCACCCTCTCCCGTTCCCATACTTTTACCGTTGCGGATACGTTCATTTGTGATCTTTTTCTCATAATCATCTGCTCTATGCTTTTTTAACCATTGATGCCAAGGTTCGTATACAGAATCATCAGGTTTGATACTAATTTTGCCTTTACTTTCACCTAGAGTTTTAAAATGTGGTATACCATTATACTGTGAATGAACTCCATATAAAGAAGTAGTACCAACTCCTATTAATCTATCACCATATTTACTTTCCCATGCATCCCTTACAACTGGAGATGTTGCCATACACGCAATTAACTTACCTCCTAAAAAATTATATCCCAATGGTTGTGTAGAAACTATAGTTGTTGCAATAGCAGTATTGTTTAATTTACCTTTTTTAAATCTATCATCACGCGACCATCCAATATAAGCATCTCTTACTCCAAGTGAAGTTACATCAGAACCAACTGAAATTTGTCCTAATATTTTATTAGTTTTTTTATCACGAACATTAAATTTTAGATTTCTACCAGGATTAGCTACATATGCCATTGTATGAATTAGTTTCCTTACTTCAACCCATTGAGTCGCATCATCAGAATTTTCTATATATTCTACAAATGGTTCTAATTCATCTATTTCTTTTAATGTTACATCAACGTTATAAATATCTTTCGGCATCCATAATTGATCATAATTTAATGCCAATTGAGATTTTTTTGAATATGATGATTTTAAATCTTTGTTCCACTCTTCCCATTTTTTATAAAGAGTTTGTTCCTCTACACTCATATTATAAAGATAGTCCATATTTTCTATAAACTTCTTTTTTTCTACTTCAAAGTTAAATTCACCATCATCAAAATCATCACCATTATCCCAAAAATTATTATTTCCTATCATAGTTATCGTTCACTGAATTTTTCATGTAATTTTTTTAACATTATACTTTCATTTTTAGATAGTTCTTTGGCTCTTTTTAAACTCATTTGTTCACGCTCTTGTCTATAACTATCGTTATCTAATATTTTGTCCAACGCATCAAAAAGGTCTGATTTGTATTAAAAAAATAAACCGTCTGGTTCAATTTCTCTGTAACATAACGATTCCTGATAAATCATAGGTGTACCGTTCATAAGACAATCTGTAGCAGATACCGACCATCCGTAATTTGTTTGTCGCATTTGAACACCTACTTTACATTCCTGTAACCTTTTGTAGTATTCTTGTTTTGGTGATTTGGAATTATCTATCCAATTTTCAGGAGACTTACGATTTAATTGTGGAATCCAAACTACAAAATCATCACGCCGTTCTCTATACTCTCTCATTAATTTTAAAAATTTAGGATATCCCTTATACCCTGCAGCTCGGTGATTAAATACAATAATATTTCGCTTATCAGTTGATGGAGTTTCAATAATCTTATTTTCTTGAACTCCTAAATTCCAAACTTGTAAAATAGAATCTAATTTCTGTACAAACGATTTATTAAATATTTCTCCAGCTTCTTTTAAAACACGATTCTTTTGATCTAATGTATTTAAATAACACGTTTCCATTTGAGATACACCTAATAATTCAACAGGCAACCATAACCATTTTGGTTTCCCTGGTCGATTATCAGGCCCATTTGCAACCGATGTTTCCCACCAATGACAATATCCGATTATTGATGTATCCATGTGCTTTTTATATCTCCCAACTTGTGTCCAATCTGGTAAATGAGAATAAATAATATCATAATCTACATCACGCAATAAAGCTACCAATTTATCATCAGGAAATGATCTTTGATTCATCATATCACCTGGAATATCCATTTGATGTTGTTTCACATTTCCTAAGTTTAGCTTTTTACTTACATTGCCAGTGGGCATTATAATATGCCAAAAATAATCACCATATAGCTCTAAACCTTTAATATGGTTATAGATAACATCTACAAATGAATCCTTTTCAATATTAGATGAATTAGTAATATTTGGTATTACTAATATTTTTTTACTATTATTATAATCTATACTATCCCAATATTTCATTATTTATTTAATTTAAAAATCAATACATTACTTACCAATAATTCTGCTTAAAATCAGAATCAGGTGAATATGTAAGGTGGTGTTCTATATCTGGCATAAATTTATCTACATCCTTTGGGTATGGATATATATCATGCTTTAATCGTTTGTGTAAATTTTTCTTCTCAGCTTTTGATTGTGCTAGTATTTGAATGTATCGGTGTTTAGGCGGTTCCATTCTTCTCCAAAATTCTTTATAGCCATCTTTTCCGATTTCATGTTTCAAATGTTCTAAATTTGAACTTCCCCATTTTGTATATACCGTTCTGGAATGAATCCATTTGTATGGATCTTTCTGTAAAGATATTCCATAATTGGGCATAAGTGCTATTTCATCTGAAGTAGATTGGTAAATCCAATTCGTAGCTTGATAGATTCCACCTAAATGACCTTGTCCATTATCTGCGTAACTAAGTAAAACTTTGATGTTTTCATCATTTTCTTTTATCCATCGGAAAGTTTTTGCCAATGCATTAGATTCAATATTTGTTCCATATCCATCGTGAATATACAACCTAGTCAATTCTAATACATTATCTTTCGTAAGACCGTCACAAATAGATGTTGGTGCCTTTGCCCTACTGGAAAGCCATATATAGCACAACCAACTAAGGTATCATTGTTACCAAGTATATCTTCTTCATCTTCCTCATAATAAATACCAATTGCGTATCTACAAGCACTCCAATAATGAGTATAGTGATATTTTACTATTAAATCTTTAGCTATATTTTTATTTATAAGCGAAACTTTAACTTTATCTGTATCACAATATTTTTTTCCCTCTACTTTCATTTACTCTTCGTTCTTTCATATTCGGCCAATTCAATTCTACAGCTCATTATATCCCCCCAATGAATAATATACGGCAACTCCGTTTTAAGAAATCCACCTGGAGAATAGTTAATATAATATGATTTTGCTGATTCATTATATAACCCATCTGCCAATTTAATACCTAACATTTCTTTTTGACTGTATTTAATACCATATTGATTCAATAACCATAAGGCTCTATCTGTTACATCCATCCAGTGTAATTCAGGGTTAACTACAAATAATGAATTTTGATTCTTTCTATGCCAGTCCGATGTTTGTTCTATATAGTGAGGTTTTTCACCATCACCAACTTTACCTAAATCATGGTGAAGTGCTGCGAAAAACAGTTCTTCATCTGTAAAATTAATGTTTCCACCACCATCCGCAAACATTTTTTTAATGTTATATGCATTCTTACATACATTTAAAACGTGATCCATATATCCACCTACATAAGCGGAATGAAAATGAGCTTTACCACTTGAGGGCGCAAACATCATTTCTTCTCCTAATTCATCCATTGAATACATATGTAATAATTTATTTAAGCGTTCTTCATCATTTGAAAATGCCTTTTTTATAAATTCAAGAAATCGTTCGTAATTTTTAACTAATTGCTCTTCGTTATATTTTATCATAGTTCCTTTTAAAAAAATTTGTTTATCATAACAGTATGGTCTGGATCATAACTCGCATCATATCTACTATTTTCTCCTTTGGGATATGGCAAAATTTCATATAATTCAGAAATTTCTGTTTTTAATCTTCGTCTATCCGATTTTGTACCTGTTACTTGAAAATATCTATGCTTCCCAACTTGGTCTTTTGTCTCAACTATATTTTCCCATTTCTACTAATTTAGGAATAGATGATGTTCCGTAGATATCATGAACTGATCTTCTAGAAATTTTCTTTCCATTCACAAACATGAGTTTTTCAGCAGATGAATATCCAGTGTATAACCAATTTGTAGCTTGATATATGTAACCATAATGTCCTTGATTTTCATCAGCGTATGAAACAACTACCGATGGTTCATTAATTTGTTTTAATGATTGAGACAAAAACCAAGATAAGGTATTCTTTTTAAGTTCATCATTTAACACCATTCTACTCAATTCATATACAGAGGTTGAAAAATCAAAAGAACCAGTTGGATATGAAAATGCACAAATCCCTTCTAATTTAGAATCAATAACTAATCCAAAAGTAAAGGCAATTGAAAATGGCATTCGTTTTAAATAATGTTTTTTCAAAAACCAATCTTTATATGTAGATTTATTTAATCTTACTACATCCATATTAATCTTTACTTTTGGATAGTTACTATCTACTATTGAATTTGAACTAAATAATAACTACTTTTATATTCACTATCGCTAAATGAAACATACGCCAACCCATCCGTTGAAATTTTTAATACGGAATATGAAGAATCTTTGTTTGCCATTAGAATTTGCTTTAAATATCTAGCAGAAAAAGAGATTGGGGAAACATCACCATCTGTTTTTGCTGTTACTTGTAAGGAAATTCTATTTGTATTCACTGTAGAATATCCCAATATAATTTCAGATTTTTCTCCTTTGGAAACAAATGTAAACGTATCTGATTCAGTTAAAGCGCCTTTAGATTTAATAAATCTATTTACCACATCTGCTCCTAGTGTAACTTCAATATTAAATTCTGGCAGTTCCTTTAAAGCAGGAACATCTGGAATAACTATTTCCGATGCCAACATGTAATTTATTTTAGATAAATTATCTGAAAATTGTAAGCTTCCAGGTGTTTCTTTTACTGTGATTTCATCATCTAATACAGTAAGGAATTGTTTTAGTTGAGATGTGGTATAAATGCCAAATGAACCATTTGGAAACTCTATATTTGCCGCTGATACTTCACCCAATAAACTTTTATCATCTGAAATCATTCGGACTGTTAACGAATCATCTGTTGATTTAATCACTACAGAATCTACTTCGCCGCCAAGTGAATATCTATTAATAAAACCTTCTAATTTTTGTTTGTTCATTTTTATGTTATTTAAGTTTATATATTATAATATACAAAAAAATATATTAATTGTCAATTTATTTTTCATTTTAAAAACTAAAAAATTCTTTACTTTTGTTTTGATGTGAGATTACACTTCTCCATCCTAATGCAGAAAAGAAATCAGTGAATTTTGATAATAATTCTCTTTCGAATATTTTATCATAATCTATGTACGTTTGAATAATATCCATTATTTCATCGGGATCTTCATCTCCGGAAAAGGCAAGTGCACTCAATCCAAATGGATTGTTTTTTAAATAAGCCCACTTTAATTTATCACCATCTTTGAACGGTGGATATTTATATGCACATTTAAAATGTATTAATAGTTGGTTATAAGCAATTGCTGCTTTAACGTGAGCGGGAGTTGATTTTTTAAAATTAAACAGTGAACCTTGCTTACCTTCAGGTAAATATTTAGTCATATTTTTCACTGCCGTACTTTTTGATATTTCCAATATTCCCAGCTCTGGTAATTTATTTTTAAAATGGCTTATTTTACCTGATAATAGTTCTTCATCTTCACCGTTTAATATACCAATTAGTATTTCTGACATAAATTCTCTAAATGCCATTGGGAATGATGATCTTACAGTATCCAATCCCTTTACATCTAATTTTTCAACTGGAATTCCATTATCTGATATGATCCATTGTGCGTATCTCTTTTTTGCTACCCAAAATCCAGCCTTTGATACGTATTCTTTTTTTATTTCAAATCTATGATCTGGTGCATTAAACATTTTCGTAGACATGATATTGTAAAAATTATTTAAATATTCTTGAAATTCTGAAGCTATTTCATTTACTTTTTCTGCAATCTTATCATCATCTAATGATTTCCAATCTGGATATCTATGATTTAAAAGTGGAACTGCTGAGACAAATATGGAATCAATCAGGTGTCGACATATATAATATGATTCATATTATCTATATCGACATTGACGCCCTCGTTACGTCTAATTTTATTTATTTTCATATACTTTTATTTTTCCTTTATAATTAATTTCTATAAATTTACAATTTAATTCATTAACAATATTCATTCTCCGTTGGTTATCTTTTTCCCGTAATTATATTATATAATTATTAAGTTTTAGGTAAAATTAAATCATCACCATCTTCTAATTCACTGGCGGGTATAGTTAAAAGTACGTTATTACGTTTTACATTTACTACATTATTAGAATACATTTTAATTGTTGTACCATTATCCATATCCAAAAAGAATTGATTACCTAATTCTTTACTATATTTTCTGGATGCGGCTTTAGCAGTTGCCTTTATTACTTCTACACCAGTAGTGGTTACAGCTTCAGCATTATCTAAATCAAAAAATCGCCAGTTCTGCAATCCAAGTACACCGTACAGAGAATTGAGTAGAATTTTTTGAATTAATTGACGTTTCTTATAAAATTGATACTTCTCTTCATCTCCAGAATTACCATATTTTTTCTCCAATTTTCGGTATTCTACTCTAGTTCCGAACCAAGTATTTAATATATCAGGAATACATCCTTCTTTATCTAAATCATAAATAACACCATTTGGCGATATTGAAAAATTAAATTTAGTTAATAGTTGTTGAATCTCAGATACGGTAACCGGTTGTCCATTTAACTCATAATCATTATCTTCTTCTTTCAAATATTTTTCTAGATCAAAATTTTGAATCACTCCCATTTTGGTTTCTGGACTTATATTTAAACTCATAATAATAGACGGATACAAGGAAGTTAAATCTAAATCAAATATCCAATCATACTTACCCGGAATAGGTTGTTTTACAAAAGCACCAGTGAATTTAACAGTATCTTCTTCATATGCTTGATATTTTTTATTAGGGGCAATCTTTCCCTTTCGTTTCAAATATGTCAAAATTGCACCTTCTAAATATCTAGATGAAAAAACAATATCTTCATACGAAATGTGACCGATGTGACATATACCTCTTGCCAAATCTATAAAATCTAACTTTTTATCTAATCCTACTACAATGTCAACATCAACTAAGTTATATTCAATAAATTTATTAATATCATTTTTAAATAAATCATCTAACGAACCTTCATACTCAATCTTACCTTTTCCAATTTCCAATTTTCCAACTGTATCTAATCGGTAATTATCTAATTCATTATATGTGAATTTTTTATACAACATCATATAATCTAAACATGATACACCTGCAATCTGATAAACTTTTCTGAATTTATGATAATTAACTACTCCGATTGGCGATAAATTATTAGCTTGCCTCTCCCCTAAAACATTTCTCAATCTATTATATAGATAAGGAACATCAAAGAAATCAATGTTCCATCCAGTAATTATATCAGGATTAATTTCTTGATACTTATTAATAAATGTTTGTAATAAGTTTTTCTCATTATTAAATGGTTTGATATGAACAGTTCTACCATCTATTTCAGTAAACCGTTCAGTCAATAATTGCTCTTTATCTAAAATATAAACAAAATATTCATTTGATAAAGAATCATGTCCACCAATCGCAGTAATCTCATTGTTACCTTCCATTGGATTTGGTAGCCCAGTATCCATTTCAACCTCAATATCAAACGTTAAAACTACATTTCCTTCAGATAATTCATCTGATTCTGTGTATAAATCAATAAGTGTGCGAGTAATTGGTTGAACATCTGATTCAAATAATTCACTATGTTCATCTTTATTCGGGTAGGCTATTTTTGATAACTTATCACCATATATTGATTCGTACTCTCCGTTATCATCTTTAACATATCCATAAGGTCTAAATTTAAAATGGGCGTATCCTTCATAATCATCCCATAGATGTATAGTGCTTGATCTTCTATCGTAGTATACATTTTTGTACATTTATTTATTTATTTTTATATTTATTAAGTTCATTTTCATCAATTTTTGTACATGATAATTGATTAGGTGGTGAGTTGCTATTTAATTCTATAATAAACTCATCTTCAATTAATTCATTAACATCTACATTATGTAAGTTATCTACTAAAAGATGCTTCCACGTTTTACCTTTTACAATAGATTTTACATTCCAAGTAGATATATTATGATTTTTGGCAATGACTCGATGAGTAAATCCTTGTTTTGAAAGCTTACGTATTTCCAATACTTGATCTGCTGTCAGCTTGGAATTTGGATGTAGTTCACCCTTTAGTGCCATAATGATTATTGTGTAACAGTTATTTTAGTGAAGATTTGATTGCGTTTCTGTATACATCTTTTGATTGAAGTCCTATAAACCTTCCGTATTCTTGTCCGTTCCTTACTATCACAACAGTAGGAACAGAGTGAACTCCGTATTGAGTAGTGGTATCAGGATCAGTATCTATATTTACATATTGAAATTGTACACCTTTCGGTAGGAATTCATCTCTCACTTCGTCAATTACTCTTTTTAATGCGGTACAAGGCGAACACCATTCCGCCCAAAACTTTAATACTATTATATTATTCATAACTTAATATACTATTTTTTTTGATTAAAATCAATTTTTATTTTCATTTTTATTTTCATCTTTAAGCACATTTACTTGTGCCACACGTTTTACAAATCAAACACGATTCAGCATATTCGATTTGGCAATCATCACCATCGTTAGGACAATCCAATGGATTATCTTTTATTAATTTTTCTGCTCTTGTAGTATCTATATATTTCTTTAATTGTCTTGCAATAGCTTTACTAAACGAAACAATAGATCCTTCTGCTTTTTCTAATTGTTCAACGACAAAATCTATCTTCGCCCCATGTCGTAATGAAGTAGAGATCAATCTTGTTATAGCAACTTCTTCATCTGTATTTGTTTCAGTAATGTTATCTTCAACTCCACCATTTACAAAGTTATAGTGTCCTGATTTAATTTTTACCATTTCACCTACATCTTTATGTTTTCCATATTTACCCTTTACAGCAAATACTTCGTATGGGAATTCATTCATTATACCCACAAATACTGTCCACTGTTCACCCTTTGCTACAGTGTGATAAACATCACAATATAACGATTTAGGTCTTTTAGGTGCATCAGAGTGAACAATTCCTACTTGTTTGTCTTTCTTTGATGTAGTATTTAATACACCTGTTCGACATTCATCTCTATATGCTGTTATTCCTTTACAACCACTTTTCCAAGCTGTCATATATACATCATTTACTACATCTACTGATATATCTTTTGGTAAGTTTACGGTTACTGATATAGAGTGATCTATATGTTTTTGAACCCGTCCTTGCATTTCTACCTTTTTGACCCAATCTACATCATTTGCGGTTGTACCATGATATGGTGATTTTCTAATCCACTCATCCGCCTCAACTTTTGTTAAATTAATAATTTCATCCTCTGATAATCCATTTATTTTTAAAAATAGTTTAAATGTTGGGTGAAATACTGGAAACTCTTGCCAAGAATCTCCCATTTCATCAGTGTAATCAACTCTTACGTTTGCATCATTTGGATTGACCTTCTTAGAACGGAAATATACAATAGAAAATACGTTTTCAATTCCAGACGATGTTTGTGTCATTAAAGAAACTGTCCCAGTCGGGGCTATCGTAGATATTGCTATATTTCGTCTTCCCGATCTTTGTAGCCTGTTCCATAATTCTTCATTTTCACTTTTCAATCGTAATAAAAACGGATTATTAATTTCTCTTTCTGGATCCCAAATTGGGAATGCTCCTCTTTCTTCTGCAAGTATGATGGAAGATTCATATTCTTTATGTTTCTTTCTCATCATTAAATCTTCCACAAAATCGTTACATTCATCGCTACCATATGTAAGTCCAATTGCTGCAACCATATCACCAAGTGCAGTAATTCCACATCCAGTTCTTCTACCTTGTTCAGCTTTTTCTTTGATGGTTTCCCATAAATTTAATTCTACCCATTTAATATCATCTGGCTCAGGATCTGCTTTAATCTTATTTATAATTTTTTGTACGGCTTCCAATTCTAAATCAATGATATCATCCATTAATCTCATTGCTAATACTACTTGTTCATCAAATTTATCCCAATCAAAATATGCGTTTTCCGTAAACGGATTAACAACAAATTTAAATAAGTTCACTGCCAATAATCTACAACTATCTCTATCACAAAGAGTGATCTCACCACACTGCAAGTTATTGATATATAAGCTCTTATGTTTTTCGTTAGTTGTTTTTGTTTCAAATCCACCTATGAAAAAATTATGAAATTCATCAACAGTCCCGTTATAAACATCCTCAGTCCCGTCAAGTTCAACAGAAACAACTTTGTGATTATAATTCATTGCCATTTCTTTCAATTTATTGAAATTTTCTATTGGGGAAGACTTTCTACCAATTTCAGATGACACGTTTAGAGATTTACATTCAAGTATCCATTCTTTCAACATTGGTATCCTTCCCAATTTAAACTTTAAATCTGAATATATTTTCACTTGTTCATTAGCAACTTTCCCTTTTCTCTCGTTTTCAGTTTTTGTTCTTGTTGATTTTATTCTAGCTTTGATATCAGTATTAGAATGCATTTGAATGTTATGGCATTTGGTAGAGCACAATGATACCTCTCTTTGTTGATGCTTATGTTTTATTTCCGTACCACAGCATTCACATTGTTTTGTTATAATAACTTGGTTACCCACAATTTCAGCATCGTATCCCTCATCCAACATTCTATGATATGTTTTTACCAATCTGGGATCAACATCACTATATTTTTCCAAGCCCAATTCCTTGGCCGCCCATTTTGCCAATGATATAACATTACCATTTAATTGTTTCTGTCTCCACCCACTAAAATGTTGTGGCATACCCACACTTTTAGCATGTTCTCGCCATTCTTTTATAGAAAATCGGCAGTTTAATTTATCAGTCAATTTTAATGCCGATTTTCTTAAATCTCCTTCTGTATAACCAGAATAGTTACCATTCAACACACCAGCAGATTCACTGAACTTTCGCTTCCAATCATCAGTCATTCTATGATATGGGTTTTTATCACCTATCATGTCTTGACAATGCAATTCATCGTGTGCAACTTTACTCATAATCCAAAGGTTGCTTGGGTTATTATTCCTTGTATTATAGTCGATATGATGTACAACATGCCCTTTAGGTATTTTAGTATTATTATTAAACTCAGCAATTATCCTATGTTCTGATTTACTCCCCCTAATATTACCATTATTAATCCAAATATAATCTTGTGACTTACTATTAGAACCTGGGAACATATCTTTTAATGATGCCTCATATTTTGTCATAACTTGTAAAGAATCACCAAATACCAAATCTTTGGCTTCCTTATATTCTCCATTTTTTAACATAAATTTATGATTGCCAGTAACTCTTTCAGTCCACCCATCTTCCAATGTGACTTTATAAATGGGCTCGTCATATCCAGTTATTCTTGGATTCCTCATATACCGAATTACAACATTCCCCTTTTCATCATAACAATAAACAGGAACATCTTTATTTTCTTCTGCAAGCTGTTTTATTGTTATATCTCCACGACCATCTGCAACTGATATTATGGTGTCTCCAACTATACATGGATTTGTTGAAACTGTCTTAAATCCGAGGTCTGCGTAACAATCAGGAATAGATTCTCTGAGAATTGTATCCCAAAACAACAAACCAGGTTCCGCATTATCCCAAACATTAAAAATTAATTTATGCCAAATTTCTTGAGGGTTAACAACCTTAGTTATTTGTGCTTCTTCTACTGGTTTATCAGTAGGCCAGTGTAATATAAATTCAGTATCACCTCTATCAACTGCTTGTAAAAATGAATCGTATTGTCTAACAGAAACATTTGCACCTGTTACTGATTTTTTATCTGCTTTAATATCTATAAATTGTTCAACATCAGGGTGTAATCCACTAATAGTCAACATTAATGCCCCACGTCTACCCGATTGAGCCACTTCACGAGTAGTATCTGAATATCGTTCCATAAACGATACCGCACCAGTTGAAGTTCTTGCAGCATTATTTACAGGTGTAGTTTCTGGTCGTAAATGTGATATATCAGTACCAACACCTGCTCTTCGTTTCATTAAGTGAACTAAATGTTCATCGGTTCTCATTATACCTGAATACGAATCTGCAGTATTTTGAACCACAAAGCAATTAGATAAACTCATTACTTGAAATGGATTTCCTATAGCCGCCATTGGTGAACCCTGTGGTATTAAATACCCAAAATCCTTTAACGAATCGTATATTTCTTCGTAAGTTCGACCGTTCTTATACGTTTGTTCTATTCTATATAATTCACTTGCCATCCTATGATGCATATCATCTGGAGTTGCTTCATATAAATTACCTTCATTATCTTTTAATGCGTATTTATCTAAAAAAACACTAGCTTCTAAGTTTGAGCCATTAAAATATTCTTCGGATAGGTGTAACGCTTTTTCATAATCAATTTTTTTCATTCTTTTCTTTTGTTTCTTAATTTCGTTTGAGTATATAAGTAGTTTTAATTTTTAATATGTGTGATGATTTTATAGAAAAAAATATGTATTTTTGAAATACGTAGAAAGTTAGGTAAATTTGTATTAATATCTAATAATTTTAAGCGGTTTATTGGATTTCTCACATAATCCAAATGAATGTTGTGTTCCTTTACTCTCTCCATCCCAAAATGCAATTACAGCATCTGAATTTTCTACTATATCTGTATTTCGGACGAAACCTGCCCTCTTACCGTATTTTTCCCAATCAGGTAAAAAAATATTAGTATTCTTATCATTTTCATTTGCCCATCGGTCTCCTAATGAATCTGCTCCTTTGGTTCCACCAGAAACTACTTCAGTTATTTTATCTTTATATTGTTCTAATGTAGATTTCAAAAGATCATAATTGTCGAATCCAAGTGAACCTATAATTGCTAATTTCATAGTATTCGTTTTTCATTATGTTTTATAACCCACTCATATTCTTCTAAATTTGTTTCATCTGGAGAGTGTTTAACCTCATAAAGTAAAGCATCCAATTCAGGTATATTATCAGTATAATAATCAATAATTGCATCTTTGTATTCATTATCGGTATTGAACTCATAATCATACTCGTCCAATTTCCACCCAAAATCTATCATTTGTTGGTGGTGTCTAAATTCATGTGATATAGTTGCTTCATTCTGATCTTCTCTTATAAGTAAAATTCCTCTTTCCATTGTATATTCTCTTCCATCCACATATATTTCAGAATATTTATTAGGTGAATAATATCCACCTGCGAAATCATATTCATCTACACTGATTATGATGATATCAGGGATTGATATATCCTTTGGAAACTTTAACCAATTTAATTCTAATGATGGATTTTTTATTTTCAAAAATCAAAAAATTTATTTATGGTTTCTTGTTGTTTTTTAGGTATTATTTCAGTGGTTCCCTTCATTGCATTTTCAATCCTCGCCGTTGCTATATCAAAAAATTCATCTTCCATTTCCATTCCGATAAATGAAAAACCACCAAGACGTTTGACTGCCTTACCTGTACTACCCGATCCCATATACGGATCTAATACCGTTCCATTTGGTGGGTCTGTAACGATACTATCCACAGAGTTATCAGGCAAACTCCTTTAATAACTCATAGTTATCCCCATGTAGTAATTGTATAGTATTTTGTGTCATCTCTGTGTATAGTTATCCATTATCAGTACCAATTGTATTTAAATATTTTTTATATAGATGTTGTTTTTCGATAGATTCTCCACCGTTAGATGCTTCCTTTTGAGCCATAATACCTTCAGGAGATTTTCCCTCATATATCTCTATCATCCCTGTATTCGTATCCATCTTAGCAGGAAACGTTAACCCATCTGGACCAAACCTATTCTTCATAATATGGAACCTAGCAGTTTCATTTACCTTATCAGATGCCTTTCTAGATAGTGATATAATAAAATCAGAATGCATAACTTTTGCATATGAATCTGCGATCTTATCAGCTTGAATATATTCTTCATTTATAGCCCCACGAGATGCTTGGGATGCTGTCCAAAATGGGATTTGATATAATCCTGATAATCCTCTCAGTTCCACATAAATACCACCTTGTTCTGCGTATGTTGAATCCATATGACCTCCCTTTGATAATAACAGATCTGCATAATCAATAATAACCAATCCTGGTTTATTACCATTTGCTATTAACTTCTCTATATGTAGTTCTATTCTCTGTGAAGTTATACCTTTAGGTGGGAAATATTTAATTAATAATTTACCTGGAATGTTCTTAATCTTTTTATAAACATCCTCTTGTTTTTCTTCCAAATCAGTGGAAGGTATTCCAGTAAAAATAGTATCATATCGTTTACCTACATAATACTCATTTAATTCCAAAGTGTAATGAACGACATCATACCCCAGTTTCAATGCAGCGGCTCCTAAGTGACATAACACCCAAGATTTACCACCACCAGAAGCAGAAACAACAACACCCAATTCACCACCGCCTAAACCACCATCCATTAAATCATTAACAAGTTCCCAATCAGTTGGAACTGTAGTACGATTTATTTCCTCATTTCTTTCCGAAAAATCTTCAATATAATCATGCCCTAAATCGTTTTCTACGCCAACTTTTAGTGCTGTATCTACTAACTCTTTAATTTTTTGATAATTACCAATCTTCATTAAATCAACAGAGTGGATAATTGCCTTCTTCATATTTTGATTAAAACAGAATTCAGTAAATTCCTTTTTCACATAATCAAAATCCTCAGTTCCAATTTTTGTATAAATTGTCCGTAAGTTATCTACAATAAGTTTCTTTAGTATCTCATCATCTATCTTTGTGATTTCAGCTTTAAACACATCCATCGTTGGAAGCTTTTTATAACCATCATAATATTCTAATATGGTTTCTACTATCCATTTTGCTGCATCGGAATCAAAGAAATTAGGTGATATCGTTTCATATAACGACTCAATTAATTTAACATCTGTTAATAAAGAAGATATGATTTTTAATTGAAAAGAAGTTCCATATTTATTTAACGTATCTTGTTCATTGTTCATATAACCATTCTTGTTGAAAGTTCTCTAAACCAATCATTTGCGTTTGTAAATGTCTGTAACATTTTATAGTTATTCATTATCTTAAAAAATTCGAATTTACCTTTATTTTTAATTGTTTCATCAAATCGTTCTCGAATCATTAATTTATTTTTTGTACCAATATCAGGATCTTCTAATTGCATTAATTTCTTATTCATTATTAATGTTTTCTTCGATTCTGCTATTTTTTTAAATATCTTATAGTCATCTTTTTGTTTTTCTGATATCTCAATGATTTCATCTATTGTGAGTTTCTTATCACCTCCAATTTCCGGTATCCGTTTGAGTAAAGTTTTCAAACCTACACCTTGTATACCAGGAATGTTATCAGATTTATCACCGTTTAAAACTCTATATAATAGCATGTTTTTTGGGTATATATTATATTCTTTATATAACTTATCCGTATTATATAGTAGTTTTTTAGTTGGTGACCAAACCAATGTGGTATCATTAATCAGCTGTAAGAAATCTTTATCTGAAGACATGATGATGGACTCTTCACCATTCACTAATATCTGTCGGGATATATACGCTATAACGTCATCTGCTTCGATACCTTCATATATCATTGTTGTGAGAGGTGTATAATCCAAACAATCAATTAACCAAAATAATTGCCTTACCATTGATTTATGTTCTTCTTCCTCATTCATCATTTCAGGATATTGACGGTTCACCCTAAAACGTGATTTCTTTCGATTTGCTTTATAACCTTCGTATTCTTTTTTCTTTCTATTAGAATTCCCCTTTCCATCAAATATTACAATGACTCTTGTCGGATTTAATTCTCTAATAGCATATCCAATTGAATTTAAAAACCCAGTGATGCCACCAATATGATCTCCATTTTCATTCATAGTTGGTGTAACCGTCCAAGCTCTTATAAAGGTATTTAATCCATCAATTAATAAAACTCTATCATTACGATTTCTGTCTATAGTTGGTTTTGATGTATTATTTACTTCGTCTAATATATCTTTGTATAATTTTTTCATAGTTATTCATCTTCTGACTCATCTATTTCTAATGTATCTGGATCTATCTTACCACTTTTATACTTTGTAATAATATTATCACATATTTTTTCATATATTTCAGCACGAAGTTCATCCCTAGTTTCCATCATTTCTATGAAATCTTTTGATTGAAATTTTATTTCTTCTTTATCATTCCCCTCAAATACATATGTATACCATGCGCCACCCTGTTTAACTAATTTATTATCTTTCATTACAGTTAACCAACTACCATAATCATCTATACCACTATCAAAGAATATATCAAAATCTGCAGATCTCAGTGGTGGACCCATTCTGTTTTTTACAATTTGAGCTCGGATTTTCATCCCTATAATTCTATCTTGTCCGTTTACTTTTTGTTTAATTCTACCTAATGATTTTAAACGAATGCGTACAGATGAATGGAAAGCAAGACTCTTACCTCCGCTTGTTGTATTATGGTTCAATCTACCATTGGCTAAATACGAATGTAAATCCTCAACTTCTATATCCGCAACATACATTTTACCGTCAACTTTATTAAAATCCGGATGGTCTTTTGCAAAAATAGTGGTTCCATTTTCTATAAAGCGATGATTACTTGTTACCCTAATATCACCATCAGTATAATATTCATTTACAGTATCTTTAATCAAAAAATTCTGTATTGGTTTATATACCTCATTACCACCTTCATCAAGTGTCAATACATCAACACCTAAATCTTCAACATCATATGCATTTGGTTCTGAGTAATTATTTACTCCAATAAATCTATCAGCAAACTCTGCTAATGTTAATTCTTCTTCTATATAAGATTCCATATTTTATTTTTTACCTCATTTATGTTATTTTTAATATCACTTTCCCAAAATGATAAGAACGAATATTCATTCAATATAAACGTATTCATCCTAATTTCATCTTTTTTTATAATTTAATCAACTTTGTATCGTATTTTAATTTTAAATCAACTTTGTATCGTATTTTAATTTTAGTGGTCAACGGGTCAACACACCACGGATCTGAAAATGGCATTGCGTTCATTTTTTGTCGTAATTGATTAGTAAAAATTAGAGTTACCTTTTGTCTACCAATCATATTTGTTATCTTACGAAGTGCCTTTGATATGATTATTGCTTTATCGGTTGCGTAACCATCCTTATCAAAATCGGCATTTATTTCTGTTTTAGTTGAAGCGGCAGCAACAGAATCCGTTACAATCGTGACCATTTTATCTTTATCTGAACTTCGTACTTTTTCAATAATAGTTTCAATAGTTTCAAAAATTTGTTCAACTGAATCAGCTGTAACATATAATAGTTTCGATACATCAACGCCAATTGCATCAAAGAACTCTCTTGATACAGCGGTTTCAGTATCAATCAATACCGCTAGCCCACCCTTTTTCTGTGTAGATGCCAATGCGTGTGCGGATACTAAACTTTTTCCACTCTGTTCTAACCCAGTGATTTCCAATATACGACCTACAGGCACCCCACCATTTGGTCTATTAGATATGGCTAAATCCAACATTGCCGAACCAGTGGATATCCACCCGCCTACATTTGTTGGTGCTTCTTCAGAGTCTAAAAAGAATGCAACTTTTTGGTCTTTATTAGCTTTGTTTAAATAATCCGCTATTATTTGTGCTAAATTTTCATCAATTTTTGACATTTTGTTTTAATTTAAAGATTAGTAAATATACCACTCCCATCAAGAGAGTGGTATAAGTTGTAGCTTGTGTTTATTAACTATTGAAAAGATCGTCAAAAGCAGTTGCTACATCATCTACTTTTACTTTTTTCTTTTCTTTGTTTTCCTTTGTATCTGCAAGATCATCCAATTTATCAACGCCAGTGTCATCTGGATCGAATGGAGCATCATCATCGTCATCGTCATCTGATTTATTAGACAATGTTTTCTGTGAAGCTGATTCTTTGGTTGATGGAGTTATTTCTTCTTCAGCATCAGGATTAAGCCATCCGGTCAGAACGGTTTTCAATTCGTCGTAACTCAATTCTGTATACAACTCAGTGATTTCGATTTGATTATCCATCCACTCTGTAAATTCAGCTTTATCAGTTGTTAATGGAGTTTCTTTTGGTTTCACTCTAATAGTTGTAGTTGGATATTGCGTTCCACCATCTTCTGCAGATGTATATTCAACTGTTAAATCACGTCCCGAACGTGGATCAGAAATGTCACCGTAATCTGGATCTGCAATATATCCCAAAATCTCTTGATATACAGTTTTTCCGAATCCCCAGAATCGAACACCTTGATCTTCTTCACCTCTTACTACTACAGGTACAAATGTTCTCAATTTTGGTTCCATTCGTTTTGCAGCTTTCCAATCATCTTTATCTCCCATTCGTTTCAATTTCTCTGCGAATTCAACGATAGGATCAGGTCTACCAAATGATTGTGGTGAAAGATATGTTTTCTTATTTACGTTATAATGAAAATACAGTTCTATGAAAGGATTTTCTTTATTGAATTTATAAGGAACAATTCTTACTTGGTGTTTACCTGGAGTTGGTTTCCATTGTTCATTACTTCTGTTTTGTGTGGACTGTAACTTATTAAGTCTATTTTTAATTTGAGATAAATCTATACTCATATTATGTTTCCTCTTTATGTTTTATGTTTTAAATTTTACTTCTTATGTTTTATATTTACAACTTATTTTTGTATTGATATAAATATACGAAAATATATATTAATTGTCAAACTTTTTCTATAATAAAAAATCTATTTTAATTTATATGATTTAATAAATACTATAATATTCTATATGTAATTTCTTACCCTATATGGGCCAGATTCTTATCTACCTGTTTGAGTTTAGACACGTTTGATATAAAACGAGTAATATCTTTTTTGATCTCTTTTGGATCAAAACCTTCTACACGAGCAAAGTTAATTTTAATTTCATTTAACAATTCTGTTAATTTTATCATACTTATTTAGCTATTTAGTTAATATAGTATAGTATTTGTTATTATCTTAAATATTCTGGGCCATATTCACCATACTTAGCAGTTCCATCAATAATATTCCCTCTTGGATGTTTCGCTGGTGCCTTCCACCCCGCACTCTTTAATAAATCACCTTCTTTATAACCTTTTTTTGGATTATCTTTTAAAGCGATGAAACCCCATGCAGATCTACTATCACCAAAATTCGATTTCGCTACGATACGTGCGTAATTATTCCCCTTATCAATATCAAATGATTGACGTTTACCAAATTCCTTATTAAGTTTTTTGATGAATGATTTTACATGATGATCTATTCTGTTTTCAGTCAATCGACTCAATTCTTCTCTAATTATTTACTGTAGTTGTGATTTAGTAATTTTCATATTTATTTAGTTAATATTTTATAATATTTATTGAATTTCCTGATTCTATCAGATAATCCATTAGTTCCTCCATTAATTTTTATAGTAAGTTTTCTAACTGTTGCATCATCAGATCCCTCATCTGCCAAATAATTCAATTTATGTCGGTTCCAATACCATGCTGCTGAAACTAATGGATAATCAGATGCTACTAACTCTGGATTGGTTACTACATCATCTTTTACAAATCCATTAAATTGAGAATAATTATATTTTCCTGTTAATTGTATATACCCTCTACCTCTATACTTCCAACCCTCTCCACTTAATTCGTTTCCGTTTCCCATTCGGTTTCCATATACTTTATTTGCAATCAGTTGAGGTTTTCTTGCATATTGTGATGCTATTGCCTCATTTGAAAAGTACTTACGAAACACTGTCATTAATGCCTCTTTAGAATAATTTAAATTCTCTTCTATAAACGTAAATGTAGCAGATTCATGTGCACATTGTCCTAAAAAATGAGCTACTCTTAATTCAGTATCTATCTTATATTCAAAACAAACCTTTGGTAATTCTAAAAATACTGATTCTGGAAGATGATTCTTCAATTTTGCATAAATCATAAATAAACCATTTAAAGGGCTTTTCATAACTCTCTTTTATAGTTCTATGATATTATATAACTTTGTAGGTATTATATTTAGTTCATCTCCATTTAATAGTATGATTGAATTTTTATAATCTTCCCAATTTAATTTATATTTTTTATCCAACACTCCATTTTCTTCGAATATCAGGCGATTCAATGAATTAATTGTATATAATGTATTCGTCTCCTTTTTTCGGTGGATTAAAATAGTATTAGATATAGAGTGTGTATATTTTATTTCTTTATTGATATTGTATGTTATATAGAACTCTTCATCATAATACCCACTTTGAAGAACATATATATAATTATATACTAAATCATAAATATCTCTTATTAATTGTATTGATTCGTCTACTGTTTCTATACTAGAAAATGTACATAGTAACTGTGTTTTCATTTGCTTACATCCGTTATATAATTCATATTATATAAGTATATGAATTCAAAAGAAAAGAGTGGAATTAATTAACTATTCGGTATTCTTTTCATTATCTTCAGTATCACTATCGTCTTTTTTAGCATGTATTTGTTCTAAATCATCTTTCGATAATTTCATTAGTGGGATTGATTCCTTTTCATCACCCTTTATTCCATATAATTCAGCTGCACCATCTTCCGCTTTTTGATATTGTGGTCTTCCGTTTTCTTCAGAAGAATAATATTCACCTTCTACAGAATATACTTGTAAAGGTTGGTGAGCAGGATCATCAGGAGGTAGTGCCGCCAGAGCTTCCGCACCGCCCTTTGTATCTGCATCAAAAACACCTTGACCACTTGGTACATCGTCATCTTCACCCTCTCCTTCTCCTTCTTCATCAGGGGTATCCGCATCTGGCTCAGGTATATCATCTCTTCCTGGTTGATTCTCAGAACCTAATTCATTATTAATCTCCTGTCTATTCTCTGTACCTTCTTCTGGTACATGCTTTTCGGCTTCTTTTCTTCCTGGTTTATCATCACCTAATCGTAATAGATCACCAACCAGTCCTTCTTTTTCTTCACCATCTTCATCAACCCATTGTATTACTTTATTCAAAACAGGTAATTTAAATTTTTTATCTTCTGCCTCTCTACTCCGTTCTTTTGCTTTTTCTTTATCTCTTTCTGAGTCAGCTTCGTTAACTGGATAGTAAAGTTCTTTTACACTTCGTATCCAAGCTTCTCGTATATTATACGGTAACCCTGTTTCCACCATTACCTCAGATAGAGTAGCTAAATGATTTGGATTTGACCAATCTAAATTATCTGGTGATATTCTGTATGAAACTTCGTCTACTACTTCGTCTATATATTGTTTTAATTCTTCTTTCATAAATTTTATTTTTTATTAAATATCTGCTAATGTATTTCCATATGATACTGTTGTTGGAAAATCTGGCGAACCCATTATACTCTTAATTTCTTCTATATGTTCTTCTATATGAGATTTGCTCTCTCCCCAAATCACCACCGAATCATACATATATAATAATAAGTATAAATTTTTATCATTTATATAAGAAATTAATTTCTTCAATACATCTACGTTCTTTTCCAATTCAATTGCCTGTAATAGATAATTGAATACTTTTTGTGGGTTTGGTTCCTTAATCCATTTTAATGGAATATTTCTTCGCTTGGTTGTTAAGAAGCCCGTTTTATTTGTACGTTCCCATAATGACTCTATAAATTGTTGTGTTTGATAATAAAATGGTATCTGTAAAAACTCTTCGTCAATCCCACCGTACAACAAACGAAATGTTACTGCCTTTGATTCATCATATCCAACACCATATTGATCTGCTAACCATTGGTGGGCAGATGTTTTTGGTAATTCATACTTAATCAACTTTCCAATTAAACGAACGTGATGTGCATCATAATCCAATGCTACCATTACTCCATCATCACTATGAAAAATATCCCGTGTTCCATCATCTTTATTTAATGCTAAATAATTCACAGATGAATGTGTATTAGATGGTCTACCTGTTACCGTATATGGATGATATTCAGTATAAACCTTTCCATCTTTTATTTGTTCTTTTGCCTGTGGGAATCGTTCAATAAATTTCTGTTCATCCACATATAGACCATGAACTTCCATATAACGAAGGACAGGTAAGTATGTTCGTACGTACCAATAATATTCTTCGGTTAATGGTTTATCTAAATTTGAAGTATACTTATCAAAAAAAATTCGTAGCCTTTCTATCAAAACGGTAATGGGTGTTATCTCCGTTAAATTTGCTCTGTAACCTAGTCGAATATAATGCCCATAAACTTTATCATTAAACTCGTTGTAATCAATCCTGAGTGAAGTGTGAATGAAATAGAAGGTATCTATATCATAGACGTTCACTAACTTAAACACGTGTCCAACTTTCTTAGTATCGAATACCCATTTTTTAGATTTTACTTGAAAAAGATCATTTATTTTCGTATATTCAAATGGAATTAAGTCTATATGCTCTACACCAATAATCCATAACACTTCGTCCACTAAAATACTAACAAATGAAAGTGATGTATTTCTTACATGTTTTTGATGATCTTTCCAATGAAACATCCATATTGATTCATTATCATCATTTAATATATGATATAACTCATTATAATCCTCATTTGTATCTATAATACGGAATCTCATATAATAATATACGAAAATATATTAGAAATGTCAATCTTTTATTTTTGAAAATTGTAAAAGATTCGGTAAATATAAATTTAAATTAGAAATATTTTTCATTCCCAATTGTATTGATTTAGAATTCGATGCTTCTATTTCTTTTTCAGTACCTGTCACTCTCCAATCAATTGATGTTATTTCATATAATGGATTTCTATTATATTGATTTACATTATTAGAATTAATTTCAAATATAAACGAATTTAGATCATTTACCTTTCGAATAAAATATCGTTCAATAAATCCACGTTGATAGTCACTGTCAATTACCTGTGGTACAAATGTTTTAATTGATATGGATTTATCGGAAATATTAATTTTCGGTTTTATCTTATTATATTTTTCAATTGTGGATTTCATTGTTTTTGAATTTGTCTAAATTGTGAATCTACTTCAACTATCCAATTCATTCCAGAAATTGAATGTGTTATCTCTCTTATTTGGAATATCCCTCTATCACTTCTAAACTTTGTAGGTAAATCTATAATTGAAAATGTATTATTAAATTGGATACCACTTACCCCAAATGTTGAAAATTTACAGCTAATTGGAAGTAGTACGGATATTTCTCTATAATTTGTTGTTTTTTTATCAAAGTGATTAAATAACGATGAGTCATTAAATGCTGATACGATTATGTAATCAGAAACATCAGCTAATTCTTTATTTGGGTCGTTTATAGGTATAGTAATATCTGATACTAATGTAGCAGTTTTCATAAAAAGCTCAAAGTTTTCTTTTAGCTTTTCTGTAGCTGTTCTATCATCTGTTGGTAGTTCTACTTCTCCTGGTGATTTTTTAACAGGAATTCGCTTACCAATTTGGTCTTCAATATCAACTGTATCTATGAATAATCGACTTGGTACATTAACTTCCGTAGAAATTTCCATACCATTACTATCCTCAGTTTTTGTTAATCGTTTACCGATGATTTGAGATGTCATTGCTGAAGGTATATCTATATCTACGCTGAATGAAAGAAAAGGAGATTGTTCTCCATTAGATACAAACGAAACTGGTTTGTTATATTTCAAATCTGTAAAACTTTCATCTACTATTCGGACAACAATTACATTATCATCCTTATCTATGTCCTCTGTTACTTGAAAATCCCACTTATTATTCACTGCAGAACTCATACCATTTAATAATTCCAATATAGTTTCTCGTATAGATAACCCCTTTCTCTCTAATACCGATTTTGTGAAATCAAAATTAATATATAAGTCATCTAATAATCCAAAATAATAGTCTTTTAATTCGTAAATATCAGTTGGATATTCGAATGATGTATTTCCTCTTGGAAATCCTGGACTTGAATTAAATGTAAAATTAACACTTCTCATATCACCCTGTGTAGCCTTCTTTGCGTGTTCAGAAAAAGAAACTTCACCATCTTTAAACGAAGTGGATAATCCGAAATCAGGTGGATGTATATTTGGTATATATAAACGAGAACCATTTGTAGAAAATATTTGTGGAAATGCAGATAAAAATGCTCCAGAAGTTTCAATGTTTAACGATAATTCACTACCATCTACAAGTTCAATAGTGTTTTCTATTTCACTTTCTTGTAATATGTCCATTAATGTACGGAATCGAATGTACCGTTCGTCATTAAGAATACCATCACCAGCAGGGATTACTTGTTTTTCACCATCTACAGTGGTAGATCTTTTAAAAAATCGAAACCAAGTATCCTTTGTTCTATGGTTTATTTCATTTTTTACTCCAGGAATAAAATTAATAAAATTATTAGGATCTGAAATATGTTTAACATTAATTAAATTCATAATTCGTTCAGTTCTCCACCCAGCAGGTAAATCATTAAACATATATGCAAATGATTGTGTATCAGCTCCTACTTTCACTGTAGATGTATTTGATTTTATGTTTTTTGATTTCCTTACCCATCCTTCAGATGGATTTAACCCTTGTGTTAATTTACCAGATCTGGAACTTGTATCATCAGTGATTACAATAGATAATTCTGTTTTTTCTTTTACTCCATCTTCAGTGGCAGGCGCTGGTTGAAATTGTAATCCTGATAATACTTCTCCGATTCCTGTTAAATCCACTGAAACAGTGAATCCATCACCAGTTTGAATACCACCACCTGTAATAATTCCTATATATGCTTCATATGTATACTTGGATGCTTTTCGTTTTTCATTTAATTTTTCAAAATGATAAAGTTCAGCTAATTCATTTACGTTTTTACACAACTGTCCATATGATTCTGTTTGGTTCCATCCCCATTCAATTGAAACGTGGAATCCGGGTTCCAAAAAGTATTTCGTTATTTCATCTAATTGTTCTTTTGTATAACATTTTATATCAAACTTAGCTTTTCTACTCAATCCTCTATTCCCATATGAAACTGATATACTCTCTATAATTGGTCTAGGATAATAACCAGTTCCCTGTGAGGTAGGTTCGGTTGTACTACCACCATTAAACCCCATAGAACCAACGGGTGCGGATGAATCCAATGTTCCATGAATAGATTTCTGCCCGAATGTTGGTATATTTGGATTAGATATGATTGAAACTAATTCATTTGAAGATTTACCTGCACCAGATGTGATTTTTACCCATACTCCGCCTAATTTAGAGGAAAATAAAGGATCTTTAAATTTATTTATTCTATCTGTAATACCAGATGATATAGGTGATATTCCAAAACTCATTTTTTAATATGTATTTAATATTTCCAAAAATTCCGTAGGTACTCGTAATATCATTCCTTCTTCTAATCCTATCGGGGCATCGTGTATATTATTAGCAGATGCAATAATCCACCATAACCTACTATCGTTATAATACTTAGATGCTAACGTATCAAGTCTATCGCCAGTTTGTACAGCTACATAAATATCACTATCTCTTAATTTTATAGTATTTGATATTCTACTACGATACACCTTTCTACCAGCATCGTTTTTCTTTATTTCGTTTTTATTATATCTCATTAATTTACTGGTTCAAATGAATAAAGTTGTTCTTCTACATCTTGTCTATTTTCAATAAATGTGTATGAAATAGAAACATCAATAATTTTAGGTAATATCCAATCTTTTCCTGCTGATTTAAGTTTTGGAGAATCTTGTAACTGTGAATGTATAGTATCATCGAACCCTGTATCCCAGCCGCCCTCATCTACCATTGTATATGATAATGAACTAATAAATCCATATTTCTCTTTATACATACCACCTATTGTTAGTTTAGTAATCGGGGGAGTAACCACTCCTGCTGCACCATTATATTTTAATGGATATACTAATTTAGCAAGTTTATCTAATTTCTCCCATATTTTTTTATGAGTATCTGGATTTGTACTATACATTTTTAAACTAAATCCAACATTTCGTTCTATTCCCTCATACATAAATTGTGAAAATGGAGAACCTACCATTTTGGATGATGGCCAATTTGGTGTAAACGTTTCACTAATACCTGAGATTACAACTAATGGGAACCATAATGGCTCTTGCCCATCTACTTCTATTTTTACTTTCACCGCCTCGGTTGCGTACTCATTGTTTTCTTCAAATATATTTCGGATTTTTACATCTTTACCTATTACTTTATATCCTGCGCTATTTTCGTAATAATCAATATTTTCTTCATTTAATTCAGTTGAAGGTTTTCTATCTATATTATATCCTATTGAGAATGGATTAAATCCCAGTGCACCATCTTCTACTGACATACTTAATATGTCCATTCTTTGTTGAATAACTAATTCACTATACGGTTTTTCATCAGTGGTACGAATGGAGCCATCCCTTGCAGTTGTTTCTAATCCATCAGCGGTTCCACGTGTTCCAAATAAAATACTTCTTGCTTTATCCTTTGCCTTTCCAACTGCAATTCCAACTGCTTGTGTTCCTATTTGTTTTGGTGTTCCACCACCTGCTTGAGCTAAAAAATTGCCCAGCACTGTTCCACCATCTCCGCCAACAGATTCAACTGTTACGGGTTTATCAGAACGGAAGCCATCTACTTTATCCTTGATTCTTGTTGGGATAAGAGTTGTTGGAATTCCAAGTTTCGATTTTATAAACTTTGTGGCAGAATCTATTTGCCCACCTATCAACCCATCTGTACCTTCTCCGCCTGTTGAATTTTTCATATCACGAACAGATGAAGTAGATTGTTTTGTAATTCTTATTGTTTCACTTCCATATAAAAGTGGAAAGTTTTTATAAAATGTTGTACGTAGCCCAGAAGTTTCTTGTTCTAACCGAACTGAACCTTTATCTCTTTCTATATTATGTACCGAACTTAAAAATAAGTCCTTCATTGTTTTAGCCATTATAATAATCCATAAGAATTTTCTGTAGAACGATTTATAGATGCCGCAACACCTTTAGATACTTTTTCTCTATCTAAGTATACTGATATCTTACCCGCTTTTAAATCCGATCTCAATGATTTCATTTCAATAATAAGTGAATCCAATCTTGAATTAGTTTCAGTGAAATCGACAGATGTATCAATATCATTAATTTCATTAGATGTATTCTTTGTATTCGATTGTTCATTTACAGTTTCAGTTCTACTACCTAATATTTTAGTTGCTATACCACCGATAGCACCGATTGCGGATAATGTAGGTAATGCGATCAAACCTGCCCCTGCTACAGCGGTTAGAGCACCTGCTAATCCAAATAACGCAACTGATAATAAACTAATTGGTGGGATGTACATTAATAATGAACCTATCACAGAACCTGCTAATGTTAATTGTGGTATTAGTGAAGATATTCCGCTACTTAACATTTCAAAACCACTTCCCATTGCCTGTAACGCATTTCCTAAAATTAATACAGAAGTTGCTATAACTAATAACGCACCAGCACCTGCTAAAATTGCAACTGCCCCAACACCACTACTCATTAAAGCCCCTAATAAAGACACGGCACCTACTAACGCCAACATAGATACTACTGCCTTACCTACATCTCCCCATTTCACTTCCATAAATTCTTGTACTGCCTTTCCAAATACAAATAATGCACTTGCAACAATTAATAATGCTGCTGCTCCTGCTAACATTGAAGTTGGATTTAATTTTCCAACCCCTCGTGCAGTTCCTAAATTATCACCCTTACCACCTGTTTTGTTTGATATAGTAGATAATGCGGCTTGTCGTTTTTCAACCAATAATCGTTTCTGTGCAAATGATAATTCCTTTCCAGCAAAAAACGCTTTAAGTTTCATCCAAACTAATGATGCCTTTCGTTTAGCGGCAATTAACGCCTCCCATTTAAATATATTCTGTAAACCACCACTCATTTG